CTATTTCCGCTTCGTAACCTCTCGCACATAGCCCTGACACGCCTGCAGCGCAATCAGTCCTTGGTCGCCGTCGTCGGTGATGCCGACAATTCGTTGAGCATGCGCCGGGTCAAGTCGGGCGTGCGGGGCTCCATGAACCAGGCCGACGGTGGCGGTGGTGGCAGGCACTGCGCAGCCACTGGCTGTATCCGCGGCGTCGACAAGGACTGACAACCGTAGATCGGCAGTAGCAAGGCGATCGCGCAGGCGAGCTTGGTTTTTCTGAGCATTGGTCAGTTCCTGGTGGTGGGATTGGTCGGCGGTGGCCAGGCGCTGCTCAAGCGCAAGGCGCTTATCCTGGTCGGCGCGCTGCTGAGCTGCTGCCGCGCTACTGATAGCGGCCAGGTCATCCTGGTGAAGCTGTGCCTGCTCGGCCAGCTGACTGCCGTAGCGCCAGTCCTGCACCTTCCAGGCGACGCCCGCGCCGCCGGAGATCAGCAGGCCGGCCAGCACCAGCCAGCCGATCAGCTTCTGCACCGGCGTCATCACGGCACGTCCTTGAAGAAGGCGTGTTGCCCGATTCGCACCGTCTGCTTGGCCTTCGCCGCCCAGGCTGGGGCCTTGGACATGGTGGTCGCGTAGTAGTGCGTGGCGCCACCAGTTGGATCTGGCGCGGCACCGGCGATCACCTGATCAGCTGCGCGCTGGGCCTGGGCGAACTGGCCGGTCGGGATCGGCTTGGCGCCGCTGAGGAACGGATAGTTCGGGTCGTTCTTGTTCCAGCAGCTGAACTGGTACGGCGCCTGGCACACGCCAGCGTACCCCTCCCCCCACCAGGACCTGGCCTTGCCATCGTTGACACGGTTGCGAATGGTCCAGGCCACAGCGATCTGGCCGACCAGGCCCTCCCCGCGAGCCTCACCCCACAGCGTCCTCGCGAGGATGTCGCAGTCTCTTTCGGTTGCAGTCATAACTTTTCTCCAGGCGAAAAAAAACCGCTCAAGGCGGCATTGGTGTTCAGGCGGCTATCAGGCTTCGATGCTTTGCTGAGGCATCTCCATTTCTGGATCGTCGGGGACGAGGATGTGCAAGGTGATCATGTGCTTGAGATCGTAGGGCTGACCGTCCTTGGTCACGGTCACAGTCAGCACGCCGTCGGCGAACTCGATCTCAATTTCGGCGCGGCCGTCCACCTGGTTGATCGTGTAGCCCCAACCCACATCTACCGGTGGAAATGGCACCATGCCGAGCGCGCCAGTGACGGTATAAACGCCAACTGCTGCACGAGCTGATGTAACGTCGTATGAGCCCAACGACACCAGGTCGTAGGTCTCGCCGGTCGCGCCGAGGATGTTGATTGCTGCTCTTGCCATTTCAGATCGCCTTCAAAGTGCCGTCGGAAGCACGGCTAGTATTTTTTGTTGTGTAAACCTTGTCCCAGCTCGACCATGCACCGTTGGCGGTGCTCCGGATCCACATCGTGTTGCTGTTGTAGTCGATCATTAGCTGATTGGAGAAAGCGTTGCTGTAGGACATTGTGAGAACTGAGGCAGCTGTCATCCCGGCGGGAATATCAGTCGCGGACCCGGAATACGAGAAATCGAAACCACCATAGTTACGGCGCTCATCCAGTGCACTCGTTGGGCGGCGCTCAGTCAAATACTGACCGATGCCTCGGTCCCCAACTTTCAGCAGTCTTCCGAGCGTAGCGTCATCGGCACCAACAGTAATGCTTGCTGTGGCAGCACTGCCCAGGCCAAGGCCAGACCTTGCTGTAGCCTGATCAGTACCGCCTGTGCCCCCTTTCGTGACCGGAAGGGTGTCGTAGTTGCCGGTAGTGCCCAGGGCGGCCATCTTGGCGCCGTAAGTGTTCACCCAGGACCGGACCTGATCGGCCAGACTTTTCTGGTAACCCTGGACCGGCATAATCGCGTAGGACGCACCCGACGCTGTTGCCCCCTGGTAAGCCGGAATGATCGAGATCACAGTGTCACTCGCGACGTTTCCCAATTCATACTGACGGCCATCAGGGCCGATGAACGCATCCCCTACCCGGGTATTTGCAGCAAAGCCAGAACCGGTGCCAGTCACAGTCGTTGAGCCGTTCGTGACGGCCACGGTCCCTGCTCGAATCCAAGCCATGGGTTTATCCTTTTGTTGGGCAAAAAAACCCGCTCATGGCGGGCTGTGAGGGTTCGTGTTGCTCAGCTGTTCATCTTGGCGAAGACAGCCGGAAGGAAGAATGCGTACGGATTTGCTACTGCAATCGTGATCGCATAAAGCTTGTTGTTGGGAAAATCCCACCAGCAGTACAGCTGTCGCCCCATGCCGCTTCCCGAGTTCATGTCCATACCGAAGTTGTTCAACAGCAAAAACTCGTCCTGCGGGAAGTTGAATGGCACGGTGTAGTAGATCCGTGTCAGGCCCTGCGGGTCTTTGTCGTCCTTGACGTAGCTCCAGTTCTGGAAAGCTCGAGTAAAGTTCGCCGCCGAGGTGCCAGAGTCGAACAGCAGTTTCCCGGTGCCATCCCACAGGCGAGCCCCATACTGAGCCACCGGCTGAGCTTCGAACGCCGCAACAAAGTAGCGCCCATTAGGCTGTGCAGTGTTTACGTTGTAAGCGCGAACATAAAACCCCGTCCAGTTGCCGGCCGAACCAATCAGACGCATGAAACACAGGCCTGCTACTCCATTGACTGTATCTGGCCGAATAAACACCAACGGCGGTTCCTGAGAGGTCACCGGCCTGGCAAATGTGGTGGTAGAGCCGAGCCCATTCTCCCCCGTTGGGGCATAGCGCCCGGTCGAAATTACCACCAACCGAGCAAACTCCGAGTCGAGCGTCACGACATTTCCGTTATTCGTGAACTGCATTCCGTAGCTCATTAGCTCCACCTCATTACGATCAATCGCATAGTCCCAGACGATGTCGTACTGGCGGCAAAGGTGCGCGTATGGTTGTAGACCCGAACAACCCCATCTAGCACTTCGGTTTCAAACTGCCGGCTGTTGTTGTCGTAAGTGCCAATAGGAATGGCAACTGCCGTACCATTGCCAGGCCCAACACCGGGGACCGCGAAGTCTTGATTGCTCTTGCCGGCCCCGACGGCGAATGTAACCAGCGTCGACAACACCACACGAATCGTGAATGAGTTCTCGTCGACCTGGAGCGCGCCGTCGGCGCCCCAGATCCTGATTCCGTAGCTCATGCGGCTAAGTTCCCCCATTGATAGCGCTTCATGCCGTTCTCATCGAACACCTTGCCGCCGTTGTTGTTGATAATCTGGCGAGCGCCGGCTCCCAGGGCGCTGTTGATCTCGAACGTGCCGTCAAACCACAGCCGCCACCCGGTGCTGCCGGCGACGTAGTTGTTCGACTGGATGTAGTTGCCGATCTTGGCGTTGGTGATCGTGCCGTCCTGGATGAACGCCGAATTGATGAACGTCTGGCCGCCGGTTACCGCAAACGGCGACACCGGCGTGCCGTTGGCCAGGTTCAGCAACATGAAGGTGTCAGCGCGCACAACGAACTGCGACGAAACCCCGGAAGGATCAACTTGTAGGCCCAGACCAAACGAGGCTGCGTACTTCTGGCCGCCGGCGGTGGTCTCCATTTTCACCGACCAGATCGTGGACAGTTGGCCGTTGGTGTTCGCCAGGGCTGAAGACGTTTGCTGGATTGCTGCCGTGTTTTGGCCAACAGTGGCTTGCAGTTGAATCCGCTGCGTGGCCTCGGCCTCAATCGCGGTAGCCCGGACCTTCTCCTCGGTAACAATCGCCGCGGTGTTGTCCCAACCCTTCATGGCATCGGCCAGGTCGCCGGCGCCATCATCTTCCCGCCAGGACGCGCGGAGCGTGTTGGTTGAGTTCGCCTGCGCCGTTACCACGCCGTCCAGCTCGGTGATATCGGCGGTGTTGGTCGCCACCTGCTGGGCCAGGCCGTTGGCCGTCTCGATCGACTGACCAACGTCTTTCCAGTAAGTAGCATTCGGCGGAGGCATGTTCGCTGGCACGGCCGACAATGCTTGATACAGCCGCTGGCCTTGACGGACGATGTCATTTTTCACATAGGTCTTGGCAGGGTCATAGAGCAGGATGTCATCGAGCGCGTCGATCTGGTCCTGCAGCCCGTCGATCTCCGAGATCAGGTCCTGACCCAGCTCCGTGCGGGTGACCTTGCCAGCCAGGGCCGCCAGGTACGCCGAGACGTCGTTGGAGGTGGCGGCCGGCACATACAGGAACGCACTCTTCCCATAGGCGTTCGACGAACGCACGAAGTAGTAATAGTTCGTGTAGAACCCAAGTCCGGTGTGCGTGAAGGACAGACCCTGCCCCAGATAATCCGCATCATCCGCAGTGGCCGTCGGCGACGTGCTGAAGAAATACTCGTAGGTGCCGCCGTTGAGGCCGTGCAGCGTGTTCTGCGGAATCAGCACGATGCTGTCGATCGAGGACTGTACCGCACATGACTCTGGGATCGGCGGCCCCATAATGCTGACCGCGATGGTCGCCTCACCGGAGCGTGCCATAGGGCCCACCGCCGCCACGCTCATCGTGTAGTTGCCCGACGGCAAACCGTTGATTGCGCACTGCGTCGAGGTTGCCGGGATGGAGTGCGACTGAACAGCGGTCGCGCCCTGGCGGACAATGACGACGTAGGACGACACAATCCCGGCAGGCGGCGTCCAGGACAGGACGCCCTGCACCACCTCCGCGCCGGTGTTCTGCGTCCAGGTCAGCCCAGTAGGAGAGCCCAGGCCGCCGGCCGGCAGGCTGATGAAGCCGAGCGGGTTGTAAGGCTCGCCCACGGCGTCATCGAAGATCGCCGCCTCGTACTGCTTGACCTGCACGGTGCAGCCTTCGCTGTCGCCCATCGACCAGTCGCTGACGATGAACTCGCCCAGCATGTTCAGCGATGGCAGGTTGACCCGCACCACCCGGCCCGGCCGGCAGTTGTAGCCGGCAAAGTTCATGGGGATGCTGATCGCGCCGCCCGCGCGCCGGCGGCGAAGCTCGATGTTGGCCAAGCGCTGGGCCTGGTATGGGTCCGTGACGTAGGAAAAGGTCAGGGTCTCCGCCGCCTCTCCGCCGTCCTCAACGATCCACTCGGCAACACTGACCTCCGGATAGTCCGTCTCGGTCCAGGACTGCGACGGGTCAATGAAGGTGCCACGCACGGTATTGATGGCTGAATCGTTGGTCGGTTCGGTGCTGCCAGTAACGGTGCCGATCACCATATCCTCGGTGATCTCGAAGTCATACGGGCCGTAGTAGGCCCCGGCCTGGAGCATCCAGCGACCGCCGACGCGGATCAGTTTGCCCGCGCACGCCGCTTCCAGCTTCTGCAGCACGCCGGTGCGCTGCTCGTCGGCGCCGATAACGCAGGCCGTCCGGTAGCGCTGGCTGACCGATCCGTCGGCATTGGTGATGGTCTCGTCGCAGACGTTGGCCGCGCTGGCAAAGGTCTCGAACACGATCTCATCGTCAGGCACACCGCAGCGCGTCCGCAGGTACCACAGCATGTGCAACGCGGTATTGGCGCTGTACCCGGTGTTGCCGGTGCGCGGGTCGTAGATGTCGTTGCGGCCGCGGACCACGAAGCGGGTATCCGGGATGCCGGATGGGAACTTCTCCGCGCTGTACTTCAATGACACACGCACGAACGACAGGCCGCGGCCGATCTGACTGTCTTTCCAGTCCGGGCAGTTGGCCTTCAGGAAAGCGTTCACCTGAGTCGGGTTGACGATCAGCTCATAGCTGGCGAATTCGCCGAACGAACCGATCTCCTCCTCGCCCAGGTAGATGTTTTCAACGGCATCGACGGCGCCCTCGCTCAGCACATAGACCAGGTGCAGCCATTCGCCTTCGGTCTGGCCGCTGGCCTGCTCCTGGGCCCACACAAGCACGCCACCGGTGGCCACGCGGCCGAGGATGAAACGAACCGGTGCCTTCGATGATCGCACGGTCTGCGCCGATGGCTCGTTGTCGCGCAGTGGCGACTTGGTGTTCAGCTTCTCCTGCTGCTCGGCGGCGTAGAAGGCCAGCGCTGCGCCAGCGACAGCACCCCATGGGCCGCCCTGGGCAAAACCAACTACAGCACCGACCACCACCTGGGCGAGTTTCTTGACGCCGCCGCTCATTCAACCCTCCACGCGGCCAGAGGCTCGCACTCAATGCGGCAAACGCCGTCTTCGGTCGTCGACCAGTAATCACCTGCCCAGAACACCGCCATGCTCCGGCCGCCCGGGGCGTCGTACAGCACCACGTCACCGCGCTGGATGAAGGACAGGGCCACCCGAGAAAAGCAGGCGTCCCACGCCGCTTCCAAGCTGCCGTGCTGCTTTTTCAGTTGCCGCTTCGCGCCGGCCTCGGTCTTGTACTTACCGCGGTACTGCTCGGCCGGATCGACCCCGCACACCGCCGCGGTGCAGTCGGCGGCGAACAGACAGCAGTCAAACTCGCCCCATGAAAAAGGCCGCCCTTGGGCGGCCTTGATCACGTCGTTTAAACGCGTGGTCCAATCTCGATAGCGCATGACTAGCTTCCGTAATTGAATGTTGGGGCGTCCTTCTTCGAGCCCCAGTAAATGGGCCACTCGGACATTTGGGCGATGGCGTAGAAGAACCGGTCATCCTGGTGGCGGGCCCGGTGGTTCTCGTCGGTGAAGCGCTCGGTTCCGGTGCGACTCCACTCGGCCATGCGATCGATCACCGGCACCGTGATGCTGTTGCCGTCCTGGCCGTTGCCGGCGTAGGAGAACTTGGCGGCGTCCATGCGGCCCGAGAACAGGATGTCGGCCGCGTAGTTGCCGGCCTCGTCGAACACCACGAACATGACCTTCGCCGACCGTCCGCGGCAGCCGCGCACGTTGGTCTCCGCCACGATGTAGGAATCCAGACCATTGAGGGACAGCTCGACTGACATCGGCGAGTTCGAGTTGTCGCTCTCCTGCGACTGGCTGACCTGGCCGAAATTTCCCACCCCTTCGTAGGTGATGCCGTCGATCACCAGCTGACCGGTGCCGGTGTGCGCGAAGACCATGCCGTCGATGAAGTCGAGCTGCACGGCATACACGGCCAAGAACTTGCCGGTGGCGATGATGTTCACAACGCTCTGGCTGAACGGGAATGCTGAGGGCATCAGAAGGCCTCCCTGAACTGATAGCTACCGTTGGCCACCACCGGACGAACCGACATAGACCAAGTGTCAGAGGTCATGCGCATCTCCGAATAGGGGTTTCGGTATTCAATGGCGGCGCCGGCGGTCAGCGCCTTGCGAATCCTCTTGTTGAGCGGGACCGTGGCCTGGCCCTGGGCATTCGACGAGACCAGGTCGGTCACCTCGAACATCTCGCCCGCCACGGTGATGTAATCGCCCATCGCGAAGATGGGCGTGCTCGGCGTCGCCCCGGCGATTAGCATGCTGCGCGCCTGGGCATTGCCAGTGACCACCACCAGCGAGCCCACATTGTCGACCCGCGTGCGGGTGAAGGCAGGAAGATTGAAGGTGCCGAACATCCCATCCAGACGCCCGAGGAAGGCAGAAAGCTCGCGTTCCTGCCACCTTTCCAGCAAACCGAAGGTCAGCGTGCACTGCCAGTAGGCGCCCGGGTAGCCAACGATCTGCTGAGCGTTCGACAGCATGGACGTGAACGCCCGGCTGTTGTTGACGATGCCCCAGGTCATTTCTGACGGGCGCAGCGAAGCAGGCCACGTGAGAGCCATGCGGTACTCCTTAAAGGCTTAGCGCCGCGCGATCAGCTGGCGGATGGTTCCGTTCATTTTTAAGTCGCGTACGACCAGTTCATAGCCGCCCTTGGCCCCCTGCTGCGCCGCCTCCCTGACCATGTTCACGGTCGCTTCGTCTGGCGTGCCCTGGAAGCTGAACTGCTGCTGGATGATTGGCGCCTGGGCGCTGGACGAGGTGCTTTGGACGACGTTCGTGGTCGCGGCCGCAGTTGAAGGCCCGACGTAACCACCATCCGCATAACCCTTGGAGTTCGCGTTCATTCGCTCGAGGAACTCCCGGGCGCCCGGCTGGCTCACCACCTCCTTGCGGACAACGAACTCGCCGCCGTGCACAACGCCCTTCGGCTCATACTTGCCACCGTCGCCGGTGTAGCCGCCAGAGGAAAACCCACTGCGCGATATCGTCTCGCTAAATCCGGTCATGGTGCCGCTGCCAGCCGAGGAAGCTCCAGCACCTGCAAACCCGCCGAACAGTGATCCGAAAATGCCTACCGCAGCCTTCCGCACCTGGATACGCACAAGGTCGGCAATGATGCCGTCGGCCAGATCCTTGAAGGACAGCTTGCCGGTCTTCACGAACTGGACGATGCCATCCTCCATGTTGCTGAAGGCGTTGGTGAAGAGATTGCGGGTTTGGCCGGCGACGTCAGCGGCTTTTTCGGCATAGGTCTGGAACGCCGAAGAGGCGCCGAGCGACCAGTCAGATTGGGCCTTATCCACTTCCGTGTAGTACTGCTGCTGCATCGCCAGGCGAGCCTGGAGCGCGGCACGCAGGGCTTCCGTCTCCTTGCTATACAGGCTTTCGCTGATTCGCCCCTCGTTGCGCTGCTGCACCAGGCCATCCAGTTGCGATTGGTACTGCTGCTGAATGCTCAACTGCTCTTGCAGGCGCTGCCGAGCTTGATCGCCCAGCCCCATGCCAGCCAGATTGTTATCGAGTCCGGTCTGGGCATTGGCCAACTGGCTGGCCAGGTTCGACTGGAAGGCGGCCAGCTTCTGAGTTTCCTCGGTGGCTATCTTGCGCAACTGGTTCTCGCGCTCCAGTGCAGCATTCTTTTTCAGCTGAGCAGTGATCAGCTCCTGGTTGGCTAGCAAGGACTTCTGGTCGGCGGTCAGGGTCTGCTTACCCTTGATGTCGGCGAGCTCCTGCTCCCACTTCACCAGGGCCTGGCCGGAGGCGCCGAGCTTGTCGACCTCTCCCTTCTGTACGCCGATGAGCGCGTTCTGCTGCTGCAACACGGCGTACTGCTGGCGGGCCTGGTCCAGCGCCTTCATGCCGGCGTTTTCGGTGTAGGCCTTAGGCTTCTTCTCGGCCGCCTCCTTGTAGATAGAGTTCTCGCGTATGGCCTTGAGCGCCGCAGCCTCCTGCTCAGCAGTAATCGTGTATCCAGCTGCGCGAGCAGCACTGATGCGCTTTTCTTCGTCCTCAAGCGCCTTGTTCATTTTTTGACGCTTGGTGAAGTTCTGCTCAAGGCTCTTTTCAAATGCTTCGTACGCCACTTGCCCATCACGCTGAACCTGAGCCGCTCGCGCGGTATCGTCAGCAGCCTTCTGTTCGGCTTTCGACTTCTTGTCGTAGGCATCCAGTTCAGCCTGAAGCGAAGCGATACGCTCTCTTGCGTTGTCGTCCTCGTAACCAGTATCAAGGGTAGATTTCAGGTAGTTGATCTTCTGCTGAATCGCCTTCACGTCCGGACCACTATTTGACTCGCGCCCGATACCGAGGATTGCGTCCCAACCACTCTTCGCGGCGCCAGCTAGATCGTTCCAGGCCTTTTCGAGAGTGCCCAGGTTGGCCTTCATCGTCGCCGAGCGCTCGCTAAGTGCTTTGGCATACGCCTCTTGCGCGATGGCTGCTGCTGCCTCCTTCTCGCCCATTTCCTGCGCAGCACGGACCTGCTCATAGACCGAAGCAGTCAGGAAGTTGTACTTGTTGTTCAGTTCAGCGACTGCCTTTACCGGGTCGTCCGCCAGCCGCACAAATTCGGCGATGGTTTCCGACACGGCCTTACCGGTCGCTTTCTCGTACGCGATTGCCGAAGTGGCGATCTGCTCGAAGCTGGAGCTGGCGATTTTTCCGGTGCCGGCGAGCTGTGCCAGCGCCGCGGCAGCATCTGCCGTGGTACCGACGGTGCCGCTGACACGCTTGGCCATCTCAGCGAGGGCGATCGTGGTCGTGCCCGCGGCATTGCCTGTAGTCACCAGCGAAAGCCGGTAAGCATCCTGCTCTTTCGATCCCTGGTAGTAGGCCAGGCCAAGCACGCCAACCGCAGCAGCAGCAACAGTGAATGGGTTGACCAGTCCAAGGATGTACCCACCCAAGGCTTTTGCCGCCGGCGCTACACCACCAAACATATCCTTGAGCTGGCCACCTTGCTGGAGGAAAACTGTGAGGGGCGCCTGTCCGCCCTGGAGAGATACCGCGATATCAGTAAATTGTGCTGGCACACCACGCAAGGCTGCAGCCGTCGCTTTCGCCGTCATGCCGGTTTTGTTCAGATCACCGTTTAAGCTTGTCAGCGCGGCACGCTGAGTCTTAATTGCTTCAGCCTGCCCGCGGATAACACCGGAAAACTCTTTGTAGCTAGACTCGCCAATGTCTCCGCGCTTGAATGCTGCCGCCAGTTCGGACTGGCTTCTGGCAAGATCCTGTTGCTTCTTCCGAAGTGGATCCAGTCGGCCAAGTAGTTGTTCGACCTCATCGCTGTAGTATCCATATGACTTTCCGGCTCTCTCAGCGCTTTGGCCTGCGCTATCCATGCCGGCCCCGGCCTTATCCATTGCAGGCTTGACTCGAAGCCCTGCGCTTTCCAAGGCCTCGAGAGCCTTGCGGGTGTCAGCGGCCTTTTGCTCGGCGTCCCGGCTATCGATCTCCAGAACCAGACGGGATGTCTGAGCCATTGCTTTTCTCCAGGCATAAAAAAACCCGCCGGAGCGGGTTTTAAATTCGATTTCTTTATCCGTTGGCGTCCAAGCACTCGCGAAACGCTTCGTTCTGGAACTCCTTCACGGAGTCTTCCTTCAAGGTATCGACCATCGCTACTGGACGCTTATAAGCCCTGAGAATCATGCCTCTGGCAAACTTGCTGCCATCCCCGATTTTATCGAGCGCATCCTCAAGCAACTCCCCATTTTGGCGTGCTGTCATAGCCTGCCCGGCCAAAGCGGAGATCTTCTTACAGGAACTGTCATCCGCATGTGCCGATGTTGCCGCGGCCGTCAAGATCGCAATACCTACCAAGAAAATTGATTTCATGCGTCCTCGCTACTTCCTGTACTGATACGGTTCTGGTGCTGTTAACAGTGGCTCAGCCTTATCCCACATGCCCCGGTATCCTCTGACTGAATACGAGTACCCAGGCTTCAGATCCAGCAAGAGGCCTCGCAGATCGCCACCGGCGCATGCCGCATTATTCTTGATGCTCAGCTGTACAGGGCCGGGCTTGTGGTACAGCTTCACTGATTTGCCGCTACTGGTTTCGGCTGCAAGCCGCTCGTTCAGAAACACTTGCATACCAGCTCCGAAGCAACTCATCGCGCCAGAGTCTTGAGTGAAAACGATGCGCGCGTCATCAGCAGAGCTCGGCCGTCCGAAAGCATATACATCCTCTGCCGGCACCTGAGATGCGTTCTCTGGCGCGACACGCGTTGTCTCACACCCAGCCAACAATGATAACGCTATCAAAAACACGAAATGTGGTTTCAAGCCTAACCCTCCCTGTGCGAGAGAGGAATCTAGCACCAACTGGAGGGCCTCGACAAAATCAGTCGTCATCACCCGCAAGGCACACCGCATCCAGAGCGAACATCACCTCATCGACTTCATCGCGCGCCAGAGGCGATGGATGCGACTCCAGCCAGTCAGAGATCTCCCTGGCCGACAGCGGCAGCGGGAAGGCGCCAGCCATGCTTGTGATGTATCGGCGCCCGCGGCAGACGTTGCGGAACAGGTTCAACAGGTAGGCCGTGATCGGGTCGTTCTCCGGTTCGTCCGGAACGGCCAGTCTCAGGCGCGCGTAGACCGCCCGCCGCTTTTCGCTTTCCCCGCCCCACTCTTGCTCCCACTCGAAGCGGGAGACGGCTTTCCCACCGTCTCTGCCCGCTCTTCTGCGGAGTCATTGGCGGCGGCCGCACCTTCGCGCAGGACGAAGACGAAGAACTCGATGTTGGTTTCCAAAAGCTCGGCTGCGATGGCTGGGCTGTACTTGAGCGGATTGCCCTCTGCATCCAGCACGCCTTCCCAGCCTTTCACGATGAAATGGCTCAGCAACATGGCATGGTTCTGGTGCTCGGTCTTCTCGCCGGCGACCACGCCCACCTGGCCCTCTTCAAACCGGGCGTCATTCCGCTGAATCCGGCGGCGCATGCGCTCGAGCGCCACCTGGTACTCGGCATTGTCGATGCTGGCGAGGAGCACCTTCGTGTCGTCGTCAAACTTCGCCCAGCGCTCACCCTTGGTGACTGGGTCTTTCTTGGTCAGTTGCAAAGCCATGGAGATTCCTCAACGCCACGCCGATAAAAGGACCGCCCCGGGCGGCGTTACTGCCGGGACGGCCAAAGAGTGGTACAGGGTTACGCAGTGACTGTGATGGCCGCGGTACCAGCCTTGGTGCCATCGGCCACGCTGGTGGCAGTGATGACCGAGGTGCCGGCCGACACGCCGGTGACCAGGCCGGCCGAGTTGACCGTTGCCACGCCAGGCGTGCCGCTGGACCAGGTCACAGCCTGGCTTGCGCCGGCCGGTGCCACGGTTGCGGCCATCTGGCGGGTTGCTGCTACCGCGATCGAGGCGGTTGCCGGGGTGACGGAGACGCCAGTTACGACGATTGGCGCTGCTTCGCGGGTAATGGTCGGACTGACCTTAGCCACGGTGTAGTTCAGGGTCACCTCGATCAGGTCGCGCTTGCCGCCGTTCGGCAGCTCTCCGTCCACCTCCACCGCCGGGAAGTTGAAGGTGTACTTGTTGCCCAGGCTGTCAGTGATCGGGAACACCACGCCAATCGGCGCGCGGGTAAAGGTGTTTTTCCAGATCTCCCAGGCGCGCTTCGACCAGGCCAGGGTGATGCTGCCGGTGATAGCCGCCTCAGTGGCGATATGAGCGCCCGGGCCAAGCCGATCAGACCCCAGGCACCGCTGAGTTTGCAGACTGTTGTCCAGGCTCACGGTCATAGCGGACACACAGGCCACACCTTCCAACGACTGGCCGTCGACCAGGATGGTGCCGACGTTGTTGTTCGACAGAAATGGCGTGGTGGTCGGCGCGTTCGGCGAAACCACAATCGGGGTGTCGCCGTCGGTGTAGTCCAGGCATGCCATGTTGAAGGTGGCGGTGATCTTGCCGTCGGATGGGATATCCAGTGCGAAGGTCGACACATGGGCGCCCTTGAACACGCCATAGACGTCGACGTCGTTGTAACCCTTGGCGATGCTGAAAGTATGGCGAGTATCGCCCACGGCAAGCACATCGCCAGTCCAGGCGCCGTAGAAAGCCGCTTCCAGTAACTGATCGAACGAGCCGAACGAGAATTCCGCGGTCAGATCCCCGCCGATATCGATGCTGGTAGCTACGGATCCCTGGCTGAGTCGACTGTCGGTGATCTCGTCACTGACCTGGGTGTTTACCGTTGGAGTGAGTGTGTTGCCGGTCAACCGCAGGGTGTCCCAGGTGCCGGCCGGGGTAACGCCAGGCGTCACCTCCGCAATGATGTGAGAAACGACTTGTGCGCCAGAGCTCATTGGAGCCTCCTTTTCGCGGGCAAAAAAAACCCGCTCAAGGCGGGGCGGGTTATGGATTGAGTGAGGCAGCTTCGCTTAGCATCCGGTCTTTAAGACCCAAGGGACGCACGAAGAATGGAGTCGGTAACCTGGACTTTGATCGTTAATATCTCTCAGGCTGCTGCCGCGTTTGCCGGCGCTGCATCGGCGGTATTTGCTGGATGGGCTATCAGAAAAGCTTCGAAGGAGAGGAAGAACACCCACCTCCTGAACCATGCTAAATCGAGCCTTGAGCGCGCTTTTCAGGCTTTGTGCGAAGGAACTGCTGCCGGAGAACCACCGGCATCAGATCGACTAGCATGGCTCACCTGCGCGAGACTCATCGAGGAGTACAAATCAGCAAAAAGCATGATTAAAGATGCCCTCACCCTGCGCGAATGCGAAAGCCATGAAGAGCATTGGCGGCATCAGTTCTCTCTGCGACTTGAGCTGATCTCTGAAGGACCTGCAAACTATTTCTCTGCGAGAAATGGCGGCCTCGAAATACAGAAAACGTCTGCAATAATCATCCATTCCTTTGCCACTTGGCCCGAAGGAAAAACTGATCCATTAGCGAAATACAAAACAGCTGATGATGCATATGAGCAATTAGGGATTCATATGAGATGGTTCAATCTCCGTCAATATTGCGGCCGTCTTTAACCAGCCCTGAACCGGATGTTGACCTTGATCTGGTAGAAGCCCTCGAACTCGCCGGCTACCACCTGGCTGGCCTCCATGCACTCCAGGTCACCCGACTGCCAGTAGGCGAAGTGGGACTCCAGAGCGTCGGCCAGTTCGTTCAGGGCCTTCAGCCCGGTATGCGTCCGGGCGAAGCATTGAATGCTGATCTGCCCGGGCTTGCGGGTGTGCGGACGATCAGCCATGCCGGCCATGAACGCCATGGCGTGCTGGATGTTCAGGCGACACCACAGACCCGCGGCTGGCGGCGTGAAAACCGCTGGCTGGTTCGGGTAATCGATCCTGTCCTGCTCAATGCCGGTGAAGGCGACCATGTGGGCAGTGATCAAGGCCCGGATTTGCTCAAAGGTCATTTGTAGGCCTCGGAAACACTGATGAAGGCGAGCTCGTAGATCCCGCCAGGTGCTTGATCGGACCAGCCGTCTTCTAGTCGTTCGGCGTATGGCAGATTGTTCTGGATGTAAACCACTGTGAATGGCTTTAGACCACTTACCGCGGACAGTCCGCGGTTGATAGTCTCGCCACCACTCGGATCGACCTCTGTGGTGTTGATGTAAACAGGAGATCCAATGCTTACGATGTTATTGCCACGGAAACGTCCAGTGTCGACCGGCGACCGAAGCACGATTTCGTTGAGCATCGCCATAGCAATCACTCGAACTTGCCGAGCCATATCCTGCTCGATCTGATCAGCAAATAACGTCGGTGATGTACTCCATCCTTTCGCCATCAGACTTTCCTCAACTGGATCTCGTAATGGGCCTTGGCCGGGTCGATGCCCGGACTGATGATGCGATACGTGGCCTGCTGTCCGGTGAGCAGGTCTTCGACCGTGATCTGGTGCCCCACCGCAGGCCTGTCCGTGACCTCGTTGGCCAGGCAGATCAACAGAACGTCGCCCACCAGAATATTGAGGCCGTCGATGCGTCGGCTGTCGTAGCTGTCGAGTACGCCGCGCCCGGTGTAGGTGACAGGCTGGGCGGTGGTCGTCTCGCTGACCGGATCCCACACGCCGGGCCCCATGTAAGTTCCGGTGAACGCCTGCACCGCGTCGGCAAGTTCGTTGTCGAAAGCCTCGGCCAAGTCGATCTGGATGTCATCGCGAAGGCCCATATCAGCACCTCACGACTTTGACCTGGCCTGAGCCAAGGTAATGGGCCAACAACGCCAAGGCGAAAGACTCGCCAGCGCTGATGGTGCTGGATGACTCGGAGAACGACTTGCTACTCGAAACACTCCCTGCACTGACGGACTTAGCCGTCACGCCAGTTTCCTTGGCCCCGTACAAATTGCCGGCCGCGGCCTCCCTGGCCACCTCGGCGCCTGCCTGGATCACGTCTTCCGGAACCGGATCGAACTCAGGCAAGTGCAGGTTGGTAAGCCAGGTGTTCGCCATCAGCACCGCGCGCGGCTTCTTCTCTTCGGTCGTCCATGTCGCGCCCAGCAGGGCATCCACGTCCGCCACGGTGATGTAGGTCGTCACGGGGCTTTACTCCTGCGGTTTGTCGAGCAGTTCGGCGAGGGCTGGCCGCTCGGCTTCGGCGTCGAACGGGATGCCTTTCTCGGTCAGCTTCGCCTTAATCTCGTCGACCTTCAGGCCCTTGGACGGCTTGTCGACACCAGAGGGGCCCTTCTTCATCGGCTCCGGGTGCTTGTAGTCATCCGGCGCGAACTTGGCGTCGATTATCTTGTAGCCCTTCTGGCGCAGTTCAGCCTTTCGCTCAGCGGTGACCGGGTGTTTCTCGTAAACGATTTTTTCGGACATTACCCTTCTCCTGGGATTGCGCCCCGAAGGGCGCTGTTTGATTACTGGGCGGCGTCGCCAATGGTGATTACGCCAGCCGAGGCCTTGATGCTGTTCGCAACGAGGTCCCAGTTGGTTCCGGTGGCCAGCTCTGCGCTGGTTGGCGACTTGCCGCCGTTGGCGGTGTCCCAGGTGTAGCCCTTCATACCCAGGCCGAAGGTGTAGTCGGCTTGCATGGTGGTTTCGATGCGCTCCTTGCCGTTGGAGGTCTCGATGTTGGTGATCAGGTCGGAACCGTCCATCACCACCGCAGCACCGTCGGCCAGGCTCAGCACCTTCTGCTTGTTCGGCGTGCCGGCCTCGTACAGAGCCGCGGCGTCGGTGATGATCACCGCCTTACCGAGGATGTCGACCACCTGCACACCGCTGAAGGTGAACAGCTTTTCGGCGTTGGCCAGGTTCTGGCCCAGCAGCTTGTGGTACATGGCCCCAGTCATGACCTGGGCAATCAGGCGTTGCGAGGCGTCACCGAACAGCGCATGGGCGTTGTTGATGGCGATATAGTTCACGCCACCGGTTGCGGACACGTCGTTGGTTGCGGACGGCTGATTACCGATCGCGGCCACCAGGGCGGCAATGGCAGTGTTCAGCTGGTCCGACATGATGGCTTCGGACAGGTTGCGGCTGATGACCTCCAGCGCTTCTTCCGGGTTCTTCTGCACCCACGACAGTTGCGCTGGCTCCCACAGGATGGGGCCGAAGCCGCCCGCGATTTTCACGGAGTCGTACTGCTTCTGTGCCAGAGGGGTGGCGGCTTGGGCGCCATTGGCTGCGTAACGGTCAACGCGACGCTGGGCGCCGTGCAGGCCAGCCCAGAACGATTCTTGCAGGAAGTCGCCGTCGATACCCTGGGTAGTCAGGCGGATGGAGCCTGCCGAAGCGGCGTTGAATTTTTCAACGTCCTGCGCCAGGGTCTCGATGGTGGTGCGCTTGAGGTATTCGTTGAACACCTTCATGTTCGAAAGGGCCATTGGGCCTCCTTATTCGCTTGCGGTCAGGCCTTTGATGGCTTCCAGGCGTTCAGCCTTGGAGCCGCCGAAGTTGCCCTTCGTGGATTTGTTCTGACCACCGCCGTTGGGAGCGCCACCGCCATTGGCGCCGGAGCTCTTGAGGATGTGGTCACGATGGGGGTACTGTGAAACGAGGGTCTCAAGCGCTTCGTTGAAGTCGGCCAGCTCACCCGGGCGCGCACGACTGAAGACCTTCTGGCCCTGGCCGTCATAAGCGACAACCTTGCCTTCTTCGATCTTGAAGTTGCCGCCGAATGCGGCCTGAACCATGTCCGCGGGAATCGCCATCTTCTCGGCGATGAACTGCGAGCGGGCGAAGCTGCCACCGATCTTCTCGGAGTACAGTTGCTGCTCGAGGGTCTGCGCCTTGCCGTTGGCTTCGTCCAGCTGACTTTGGAAGGCCTTGCTGATCTCGCCCTTCACCTTCTCGATCTCGCCGGCATCCACCAGCTTCTTGGCGTCGAGGTTGGCGACGGTTTCCAGGGCTTTCTTGGCCGCAGCGGCATCGTCGATGCCCTCGAAGGCCTTGGCGACCTTTTCGAGGCCATCAGCACGCTCACGGTGAGATTTAGCCTCAGCGTTCAGGCGGGTGATGGTGCTGCGAGTGCCCACCGCATCAAAGGCGACCTCTTTACCGTCGTCTTCGACATATACGGGCTTGCCATCCTGGATCTCAGCGTATTGCTTGCCATCCACTTCAACAGTCTTCAGTTTCATCTCGTCTCTCTGGGCCATCCGGCCAGTTGGTGAGCCATCCGGCCCTGTCGCGCCCCGTCCATCCGAACCGCAGGCAGAAAAAAGCCCCGCACTTGGCGGGGCCTGGGTTGCGACACAAAATCGAATGTCGGCATTTCGTGTCGCGGGGAATTACAGGCGCTCCCTCAGCTCGTCGAGCGTCAGGAACTTGCCTTTGTCGTTGTAGAAGTCGTCGAGCTTGAGCTTTTCCTGTCTTAGCAGCTTTCCGCGCTCAGGCCCCAGGATCTCGTCCTGGCGCGCTGCTGACTGCCGGCCCAGCCATTCGGCGTAGGTGGTTGACTGCGGCACCTGGCCGTCCATGGAGGCGCGCGTGGCGCCATCGCTGAAGCCAAGCTTCGATGCGCTCTTGAGGATCGGCAGCTTGGTCGAGCGGCAGCACCAGTGGATTCGCCCGGGCCCGGCCAGCCATGGGATCTTGTGCCCGATTGGCAGGTAGGTCCCAAGGGTGTACGGCAGCCGGTCCCTGATGCGGCAGGTGGTCGAGGTGCGCGTATCCAGTGTGCTGATCCACTCGACATGGCTGATAATGTCACTGTTAGCCTCGTAGGCCTTGTCGCTGGCAGCCTCGGCGGTGCTGGAAACAGCAGACCGGACAACGGCCTCGATCTCCCTGCGCGACTTCTGCAGGATGCCGTCGGCATACTTCTCCGTCCGGGTGCCCATGATGCTGCGGACGATCTCGGCAGTAGTTCGCCCCTCGACCACGCCAGCACGCACAGCATCGCGAACCGAGGCCGCGCGTGACGCCTCGATGCCGTCCATCCACTCCCTGAGCAGTCGCCCCTGGAATGGCCGGGCCTGGGCAATCGCCTTAACCTGGCTGAACTGAGCAGCGGCGACCGGGAAGGCATCCTGCACAACGACAGGGGTCACCGCCTGAAGCGCCCCCTGCTGGAAGGCAATCTCATAGCCGATCAAGCTGTCGGTGGCCTGGTCCACCGCCTGGCGGATCTCCACGAAAGTGGACTGATTCAGGCGCAGGACGACAGACAGAGCCGCATCCACCGAGGGCGCCGACAGGTTGTCGCCGAGGTTGTCGATTGCCTCAATCAGCGCCGCACGCAACTCGGCGTCCTTGCTGTTGAGGATCTTGATGATTGCCACGACCTGGGCATTGCTCAGGTGTTGCAGGTCGACCTCGTGCCCAATCAGCTTATCTAACAGCTTCTCATTGGCGGTCTTCATCACAGCGCACCGAGCGCGGGGCCCTGGGCTTCGATTTTCGCCAGCTCCTTGGCCCAGTCATATTCGTCACTGATCACGCCGCGGCGCTGCATCTCGGCGAACAGCGTCTCCTTGGACAGCATGTCGGCATTCGCCATCGCCACGAGCGTCGGCAGGGACACCTCCGGCATGTAGTCCACGTCGAAGTTGCCGCGCATCTCGACTGCACCACCATCACCCAGCCCACGATAATCGGCCATGATCTGGAGTAGCTGGGCCAGACAGTCGGCGAAGTGGCTTGCCATCCGCGCCAGCGGCGACAGTTCTTGTGCCGCCTCCTCATCCACCTGGGTTGCGGTCTTTGTTGCGCTTTTCTCGGGCGTGAGCAGCTTGGCGCCAGCCATGCGCATCTCGTCGAGCAAGTCTTGCAGGGCTTCCCTGCCGGCCTTGACCGCGGCCCCGGTGTGTTCGACGTACTTTAGGTCGCCATCCTTGGGCAGATCCGTCAACGCGCCGGTGCCAACCTTGAATTCAGGCGGGACCGGCTTGCCCTGGTTGTCGTATGTGGCCTGCACGCCGATGCGCACCAGGATCGGCACGCGAATGACATGGAGGATATTGTCTTGGTCGCTCTGGCTCTGCCAGTGTTTGACGTTGAGGTGGGCCAACTCCAACAGCGGCGGCTTGGCCGTCATGAAGCCGGTCCGGCCGGTGTAGAAGGTCACAAGCGGGATATAGCTCAGACTGCTGACACCCTCTTCATGCAACTCCCAGCCGCCATTGCCAGTCTTGCGGTACGTCCGCCACGAGCCAGGCTCGAGAACACGGATCTGCTCGACGCACTTAGCACCAAACTTACCATCCTCCTCCTCGACGATCTCGATATAGCGGAACATCGTGACCTGTCCGCCCTTGGCCCGCCAGCCCAGCACCTGCTCAGGCTTCACCAGCACTGCATAGGGCCTCACCCCGGCAGCGATCTCTTCCGCCTGGGTGCGCACCCCTTCAGTGCGGGAGTGGTCAACGAGCGCATGGCACAGGCCGTGACTCAGCCCTTCGCGGAAGAACTCAACACCCCACGAGTTGAGATCGTTGCCGGAGTGGTCGATGTCAGCAGTCATCTCAACGATCTGCCCTGGAACATCGTCGCCGACCTGTAGAGGTTCGGCGAAGACCCGGGAGGTCATGTTGCCTACCGTCTCAGAGTAGGCCGGCAGCAGCGTGGATAGCCGCAGGCGCTCCTTGTAGGAATCGTCATCCTCGGCCGGGTATTGCGGTAACAGGGTCTTGCCCGCAGCACGCATCGCCATCGTCCCGCCCATGAGCGGAGAAATCACGCCCCAGTATTCACGCATCGCGTTGACAGCTGGCAGCGTGATGCTTGGGTTATCGTTCATCGTCACATTCTCAAGGATTGGCTGGTGGTCATTTCCACGTTGATTGGGTAGCGCTTAGCGATGAAGTAGCCGGCGGCGTCGTTCATGTGGTCGTGACCCTTTTTGGGGTCCTTGTCGGGATCGCCGTGTTTGTCATAGGTCTGCCGCTCCAGGCATAGCGTCAGTTGCGGGCATTGGTCGGCATTGACCTTCAGCCGTCGCTCGCCGTATGTGTTCAGCAACATGGCATTGACGGCATTCACACGGTCTTTTACGCCCGGATTCTGGCTGTCCACGATCACCGTGAAACCAGCCTTGCGCAGCAGGGATAGATCGGATTCGCTGGCATTCTTACTACTGGTGTTCTGGCCGCTGGCGTCGGGATAGACCGCAATGCCATGACCTGGGAAGCGCGCCTTGATCTTCTCGATCATCTCTGGCGTGTCACGCACCGAATGGAACTCATCCAGGGCAAGCGGTAGGCCTTCGCGCACCACGTAGACAACTGCGGCCATCTTCATGACGTTGAAGTCCATGCCGATATGCAGCGCCTCTCCGGGCTTGATGCGCTCGCTGGTCCGACTCTCGCTGCGACTGAAGGTGTAGTAGACGACGCCGGCGTAGTTCTCGAAGCTGGCCTCGTACTCCTGCCGGAACGTGCGCGGGTCCATCTTGCGACGCGCCGCGTCAAGCTCTTCAGCCGGGACGTTGCCGCCCTGCAGCGAGGTGTAGAGCCAACTCTTGTGGTCAGGTTCGCCGCCTGGCTGCCCATCGCGGTATGTGTCGAAGCAGTGGTTGAAGCCCTTTGGGGTGCCGATCCGCAGCGCGTGGCCGCCCTTACACTTGCCAACACCAGGTACAACGTACTCGCAGGTGGACAACATAGGCCGCAGGACTTCTTCCCACGCAGCCCATTTGCAGTCGGCCCACTCGTCCACCAGGACAAAGAAAAGACCGGAGCCTCGCAGATCGTCGTAGTTCTCCAGACCCACGCAGCGGATGAGGTGCCCACTCTTGAGAGTGATCAGCATGTCCGACTCATTCGGCTTGCAGTCTCGCCACTCACGGGGAATGGCCTGCTTCAGCCGGCGCCAGAAAACGCGGCGGGCCTGCTTCTGCGTCGGGGCGGCGTACCAGATTTCGTCCTCGACGCTTACCCCCCACTCCGCGGCCAGTCGGGCCGCGCGGCGCATCTCGGCCTTGCCGAGGAAGGTCTTGCCGAAACGACGACCACAAACCGCGTCACGGAATCGTGCATTCCGCTGGTAACCCCAGACGTAGATGTTCGCCTGCTTCGGCGTCAGCTTGACCGGGGCCTCATAGGTACGGGGTAGCGGGGACATTCTCGTCAGGCTCCAGGGTGTACTCAGCGATCGCATGCGGCTGGTCAGCCTGGGACCCAAGCGGCTTTTCTGGTTCAAGGCGGCGATTCACGTAGACGTCGCCGCACTCCTTGGCAGCCTGCTCCAAGATCTGCATAGCCAGGGAGATGTTCTTCATCCCCTCAGCGCGCTCGACAAAGCGATTCATGGCGCGCAGTCGGTACGCACGGTTGGCGATCGGAATTTCTGCCGTGTCCTCACGAAAGCGCTTACGGGTGTCGTGGAACAGGGTCTGCCATTTGATCGCGAGCCCCTTACCCGCGGCCTTGGTTGGGTCGTGTGTCTCCACCTGCTGGCGGGTCACCACCACCCCAAATTCGTTCTTGACGGAGTCGACCACCTGAGAAGGTGTGTCAAAACACGCCAGAGCCTGAACGATGAAGCTCTTCACCTCATTTTTCAGGGTTGCCATAGGGTCTCATCCGTCTAGAGCCTGTCTAGAATCAGGCCGACTTGAGCAGACAGGTTCCGCAGGCCCTCGATATATTCAATTTCCCCACCTCGGCAGGCTTGTTTGCAGCGTCCACCAACGCTTGAACGTCAGGGCTCGCACCGTAGCGGCGGACGACACCGACGAACTCTTCAACGTCGTGTCCGCGCATCTCAAGCTTGGGTAAGCCGTCTTGGGTGAACGCTGGCTGTCCGTACTTATCGGTCGCCTGCGCTATGTGGTAGAGCTCATGCTCGACCAGGGCGCAGAAGTCAGCGTCGGAACAGTCGGCGCAGTAATCGGCAGCCAGCGTGATGATGTAGGCCGGCACATCGCCGAACCAATCCAGCATCTGCTGTTCCATCCGGGCCTTCTGCCAGCCACCGGCGCGGAACGCGACTTGTTCGGCCTGCCCTACCACCGTGCGCCCTTTCTTCGTGAAGGCGGCGGAGGCCCACATCACGCGAATGTCAGCATCGATCAGATGGGCGTGTTCTTCGTTGTGGATGCTGCCGGTGTCGGCAAGGATCTCGGCCTGAAGCCATTCCCACACTTCGGGCGCAGGGATCAGGCGAATACCGAAGCTGGACAGCTCAAGCAATGACGCTGGCGGATATGGCCTGCCCACAGGTCACCTCCAGCTTGAAATAGTGGCGTGTTGCCGGTATTGGTTACGCTCCAACACTCACGGAGCAGAGATATGAAGTTCAAAGTGAAGGCATATTTCAACGAGTCGAAGCATCGAGCTCTTGCCATTCCAGAAGACAAGACACTCGAAGATCTTTCCGCAGAAACTCGCGCCTGGATTGGCCCGACTGTCACTCAGCAATTCAGAGAGCTGGATACATCCGAAAAGCTCATTGGCTTTGACCCGCAAACAGTTTGGGACGATTTCCAGGCAAAGGGTTTTTCGACCTATGAGATCACCGCAACAGTCACGGTGATTAACGGGTAGCTGCGTGTCGCGACACAATTTGCTGATTCGCGAAACGTGTCGCGACCTACACTGCTAGCTGCAGCTGCTTGTTGAACAGCTCGCGAATCTCACCAAGCCTGGTCATCACCAGAGGCTCGCCCTTCAAGTGGATCAGGTGGGCCAGCTGGTGGACGATCCCCTCATCCGACAGGACCTGGCTCGACGGCAGCTCCTTGAACCAGCACACGAACACGGCGAAGTGCAGTGCCGCGGGCAACTCCTTCAGGAAGCGCTTGTCGGTCATCCCCGCGAATCGGGCGTGCTCCTCGCGCAGGTCCTGGTAGCTGGCCGAGTAGTGATTGCCGCCGATGACGTAATCCATGGCTCAGTCCATCCGCAGGATGCGGGCGACGTTGCCCCGGGCGCGGTACACCAGCACCACCAGGACAATCAGCACCATCAGCAGGAACGGCGACACCGTCGGCGCGGGCTTGGCCATCAGCGCGGACAACGTGATTTGCAGCGATTCGCAGCCAGTACCCACGGCCAGCAGGTAGGCCAGCCAGGACACGCCAGCTCGGTAGCGGGCACCATCACGGCGGTAGACGGCAATGCGGAAGCAGATCGCGCCACACAGCGCACCCGCTATCAAAGTCCATGGATCAACCATTAGGGCGACCTCCACGAAGATCGAGGAGCCATTGCAGCCAGCCAGGGATCTTTCCACCACCGACCCACTCCAGCAGGCTGATACCGATCGCGACACAGAACATGGCACCGAAGAAGGCAGCCAGGCCTGAGGCTTTCGCGATCTCCCGGCCCATCACTTCAATGGCGACGTAGTAGCCAGCCACCCAGGAAGCGATGAAGTAACCAAGCCTGGCCCAGGCGGTAAGCTCTTTGGCGAACACCACGAAGAACATGGCGCCGGCGAAAGCGCCGACCACTGCATTCACATCTACACCCGGGATCAGGCTCGCAGTGGTCATGCCCACAACGGCCGTACCCGCCATCACGCCGGCGCTCGGTTCGGCCATTGGTCTTGCTCCATTTTCAGTTGTTGGGGTGATCAGCGGAGGTGCAGCATGCCGCCTGGCTTGAGCTCGGCGCGGAGAACGTCACGGATCTGGTCGGCGATTGTTGGAACCTTGCTGATCTCGCTCAACAGTTCCTTGCCGAGCGATGTTTCGCTGATCGTGCTGGCCATGGCGTCAAGCATTGAGCCAACACCACCAGCCTTCAGCGCATCACCAGGCTGCGGGGCATCCCCGGCAGAGTCATTGATTTTCCAGCGGTCAGCGTCTACCAGAAACTGGGAGTCGAAACCGCCAAAGCCGGCGACGTACCTTTCCCCGGACGGGGTGGACGCCATCTTCACCACCCAGGTATCGGACAGCCTGTCGGCACCCGAAGCGATAATCCCCGAACCATTCTCGGGGCCGTCGCCGGTGTAGCCACCGGAGCAAAAGCAGCCACGCCGGATTGGCTCCGCAAGCCCCGCTACGATCTTCGCGTTGGTGATCGATGCGCGCTCAATCTCTGCTTGGCTGATGTAGGTCACGCCATCGATCACGATGAAGGGCTTGGGTTGATCAGTGGCTGAACGGCTCTCTGGCGCGTCGAGATTGCCCAGGATTACCGGGGAAGCCATGCCGTACAGCTCGAGGCGATCCTTGCTCAACCGCCAGCCAGATACACCCTCAACGAAGTCAGGACTCTGCATTGCTGTGATCCTTAAACGAAAGAGCCCCGATAGTGTCGGGGCTAAGAATTAGCGGCGCTTAAGCCACTCGATATGGATGAGAGCGCCAATGCCGAAAAGTATTACGACTCCCGCGGCGGCCAAGAAAATAACAGCTGGCCACCCAGCTAGATCTCCGCGACCGCATGCTGCGCCGGCCGCAGTGCTGGCAGCCACTACTGGGAGGGTCGTGAGTGCCATATCAAAGCTCCAAATACGAAAAAGCCCCAGCGAATGCTGGGGCCCTGAATAGGTGCGCGGTCTTTCCCGTCGTCTGCCGTAGCCATCGCTGCGCCGACACCCTGTTGCATCGGTCTCGCCGCTCAAGCTTCGCGCCGCCCTGCAGCATGTGAGGTCAGGGCCCGCGGGCTGCCGGTGCTATTTCCGTACGTCGCACTATCCGGCTATCGACGTCCAGGCCTTCCCGAAGGCTGTCCTGGCTACAGGTGAATCAGAAAGCTGGCGAGATATCGAAGTAGTAGTCATTCCCTTCTTCGAAGTGCTCGGCGCGATCGGCAGCCACGTTCACGACGTATTCGCCGTACGGGGTGTACTTGCCATAGATCGCGTCCTCTTCCGCCGGGTTTGCAGACCACACAGCACCGAAGTGCAGGCGGGTTAGCGATTCGGTCGAGCCCTGAACAGGCCCTTTGGAGCGGAGAGTCATTTTGCAGCGGGTGATGTGCATCGGTAGATCCTCGAACGTCGATTGGGCAGGAGGGTCTTTCCGGTCTTTCGCCTGCATTAGGGCAATAAAAAACCCGGCGCGGTGGCCGGGTTCTTGTTTGGCACTCCTCGATACGCGCAGGAATGACAGGATGGGATTAATTTCGCTCATCCGCTCATTGCTGTCAATAGGCAATCACGCAGCCCGCTCAATCAGCAAACCTTCAGCCTCCAGAATGTCCGCGGCATGTGCCAGGGCATCGTTCACCAGATCATCAGCAGCCCGACCAATGTCCTGCCGCCACCGGCGCCGAGTCGACTCCGGTGTACCGTCGTTATCCCAGGTGTTCATGTCGTAGAAGCTGTCCTTCAGCACGATCATGTCAGCAGACCGGGATTCGTCCTTCTTGGCCTTGGCCTGGCCGGCTGCCACCGCCGCCTTCACCATCGACTCACGACGCCACTCTGGAGCATCGAGTGGAATCTCGACGGATACGGACTTGGCCACCTTCGCCCGCGCACCTTTGAGCTGCGGGATGGCCCAGGCGGTGGTCGCCTTGAACAGGAACAGCTTGGGGGCCGGGGTGCTAATGAGGGCCTGCAATGCAGAGATGGCCTGCACCTTACGCCCCTTGTGGGTGCTGTACTTCGCCACCAGTGCGTTCCAGTGCTTCGGGTCAAGACGGCTATGCAGCCGGGCCGACACCCAGCAATCCACCTGGGTGCGATCGATGGTGTCGGCGCCGCGGGAGCGAACCAGTGTCGCCAGGTCGCCGCCCTCCTCCTCGTCTGCAGAGTTGTACAGCTTCTGCCATGCCTGTTTGCTGGTGTTGTCGATAGCTTCGGCAGCGAGGGCCGAAACAACTGCGTTCAATACGCCTGGATAGATCATGCTGCTCTCCCCTTCAGCTCTTTGATTTTCGCCCAGCAGTCGACCTTGATCTCTTGCAACTCCGGGATGGTGTAGCGTTTTGGCTCGCAGGGCCCGAATAGGGCCTCTACTGCTTCGATACCGATACGGCGCTCAAGCTCTGGCCGGTAGCCGTGAATGTTCCCGCTCAGGTGGTTGTTGCAGACCGAGCAGGCCTTGTGCACGTTCAGCGGGTTGAATCGGTGCTCAGGCGATGACCCGACACTGAGGAAGTGCGAGGCATGCCACTGGCCATTCCAGGTCGCCGGCTTATCGCAGCTCACGCAGCCAAGGTGCGCATCCCGCAGACGGATCCACTGATTGAAAAGAGCCTGGGCCTCGCGCATATGATCTGCCCGCGACTTCACCCGCTCCTTGGCTGTGCGGATCTCCCGGCGCTCGCGCTGCTGGATCGCCTTGCGCGCTCTTTCCTGGTTCGTTGGTGCGATGGCCAAGGCACACTTGGGGCTGCACACTCTCTGCCCCAGGCGCTGCGGCGGGAAGCTGATGCCACACGCTGGGTTCTTGCACTTCTTCGGCTTAGGCGCCTTCATCTCCTTGAGCGCAGTTCGCGTCATGCGGCCTCCTGGCTCAGCAGATCGTCGAAGTACACACCCTGAGGAGCAAAGCGCGCGACGATGCGGTCGGTGTACGCCACGCCCTGGACGCGATTGAACAGGCTGGTGACGGGGAACCCATCCGGGCCAAACAGCTTGCAGCCGCCCATCATGGCGAGCTTCGTCTCGTAGGGAAGATGGCGCATGACCCGGTACCACTCGGCCTGAAACCCTGCATCCTCGTTCAGCAGGATCTGCACGCCGACGTGCAGCTTGCAGTACCGGCGAGCGTCGGCTTCATCGCCGATCTGGGTCATCTCGGCGATGCGCTTGTACATGGCGAACCACAACCGGTTTTGATCCAGGGTACGGTCCTTCCCGGGGCGCAGGGATACCACGACGAACTTCTTGTCCCGATACATGGCACTGAGTTTGGTGATCGCTTCTGAGAGCTTGGCCTGGCAGTTGACGCTGATCTTGTCGGTCATGGCTGCTCTCCCTTGCTCATGGCGGCGTCAAGGATGCTGCGAGTCTCGTCCAGTCCTGCGTACTCGCTCCAATACTCTCGGTCCAGTGCTTCGTGAAGATCAGTCAGAGACTTGCGCAGAGCCTCGTTCTCGGCCTTGAGCCGGTCCTCACGCGCGATTGCGTCCTTCAGCAACGTCTTCGAGCTGTCACGCTCTACCTCAAGCCGATCGTTCTCTTTGATCAGCTGCAGTGCCACCTCCTCCACCGTCTTGTCGCCCAGGAGCTCATCCAGCGCAGCGGTGTGACGCTGCAGGTCGCCATCCTCAGCCTTCCATGAGGCCACTACGGACCACAGCAGAGACTTCAGCTTTTCCTTGTCGATATTCATTCCGAAATTCCCTTCAGCAAGGATTGCAGCTGCCGGAGCTTGCCCAGAGCCTCGGCATTGCTCTCACGCTCCGCCTCGACCGACAACGCGACCTCCTCGATGCGAGCAGCCAGAGCTTTCATCCGCTTACTGAAGTCCTCAGACAGGCTCACCACCTCACCAGAAAGCGCCGCCAGGACATCTAGGGCGCCGGCCTCGGGCTTCTTGATCGAAACAACGGTCTGATTGGCTGCCTGGGTCATGACTTGCTCCTTCTTGGGTTTTGGGGTGGCTGCATCGCGTTGAAACTTCCCACCTACCGGTTCACGAATAAGCCCGGCGTCCTTGAGCTCGCCGAGTGCGCGGCGAACGGCATATGCCGATGCACCTGTTGCGTTTGCGGCCAGAACAGCGCCGTGGATGTCGTGGGTGCTCCAAAGCGCCTGGATTGGCACGTAGCCAAAAATTTTCTGGGCGATTGAGGACTGGCCGGCGAGGATTTGGGCTTGCCGGGATTCGTTCATAGCCATCAGAAACTCTCCTTGCGCTGCACTGCAGCAATGGCCTCGCGAGCTTTGCGCTTGCGCAGATAAGTGTCGACACGATCAGCCTGGGCCTTCTTCAGCCGCTGACGGTCATTGCGTGCTTTTGCCGCATCCACGATCTGACGGACTTCAGCGAGCTTTTCGCGAAGATGTGGCGACGGATTCGCCGTGGAGCCGGTGAGCAACCCGGCAATGGCCTGGCCATCGGCAGTGATGGGCGCGATACGGAGATCCGCCAAGTACTGTGTGGCGGACTGCTGGGTGATCAGTTGCATACGGACCGCGGATTCGATGGCGATAACCCGGCGACCAGGGTCGAAGCCAAGGGAAACGCTCCAAGTAGTTGGAATGGCTTCTGCGCGAGCAGCTGCCACCAGGCGGTCGTAGGCGCTCATGAACGCCATACGGGCGCCGACTTTGTCGCCGAGCCGCAGGATCGGAGCAGCAGCGGTCATGGCCTGCTGGATCTCGGCTGTCATCACCACAGTTTCGATCTCGTCGCCAGCGAGAAGCGCAATCGACCACGCCTCATCTTTCCCAGGCCGGCCATCCTTAAGCTGTACACGCGACAGGATGTCCGCCATGGCGAGCTTGCCCTTCACCTCATTCCGGCAGGATTTCAGCGCAGCGCGAACGACTGGTACGGGGTAGACGGACAGATCCTCGGCCATCATCGCCGCGGTACCGGGATTCATCTCCTGCCCCATGGCTTCAGCTGTGGCACAGATGGCAGCGGCCAGACCAGCGACCTGCGCGTCGTTCATCTCACAGGTACTCATTGCGCTCCCCCGCCTGGCGCTTGGCCAGGACCAGTTGAGCAGCCTGCTCTGCCGCGGACAGGTTCGCCTCAGTGCGCTCCTGCTGACGAGCAGTGGCGCCATTGACGCGCTGACCTGTCACCCACTGGGTGTGGTAGCTCTCGGCGTTGGCCAGCAGTTCGTTGAGGCTGTGGCACTTGCGAAGAATTGAGGCGTCGTTGGTTTTCAGATAATGGGCTGCGACGTGGTGAGCAACATCGGCGCCGAGGCGATCCACAAGCTGGGTCATCTGCTTGCCGACCTTGGCGTTCCACACAGGCCATGTGCTGTAGCGCTTACGGTAGGCCATGGCGTAATTCGCCCAAACCTTGAAGGTTTTGCAGGATGGGTCCTTTGGGCCTGGCATGTCGGCCGGAATTTCTACCCGCGGCGTTTCGAGGCGATCCAGAACCACCAAGCCACCGGACGGTGCCGGCTTGCCCGGACCGTTCTGCAAGTCCTGACTTGTACCCTGATTGGTATCCTGATGATTGGTATCCTGATTTGTCGGATTTTTTTCCGACCCTAGCCCGGATTTTTTTCCGACCTTGCTCGGAGATTTTTCCGAGGTAGATCGGATTTTTTTCCGACCTTTGTTTTCTGCTGGGGTCGGATATTTTTCCGACCCATCAAGCTTCTGATTCCACTCGACGGCCTTTTCGGTCAGCCGGAAAAGCGTGATATTGGAAGTGCTGGAAAGCTCGATTAAACCTGCTTCATCCAGGACCTTCAGCATGCGATAGGCCGTGTCTGGCTTGTCGGTGAGAAGCGGCAGTTCCTCAACGATCTTGGCCTTGCTCAGCGCGAAGAAGATCCCATCGTCAGTCTTTACCGGCTTGGTCCAGCTCGGGCAACCGTAGATGAAGGCGAACAGCAGGGCCTGCTGAGAATTCAGCCCCCACTCGAGCGCCTTCACCTGATTGATCGTGATGGTGAATTGCATTTCAAGCGGCCTTTACCGACGCATCCATCACGTCGAGGCTGTGGCGAACATGGTCGATCTCTTGGCGGATCAGGGACTTCTCGAAAGCACTGACGTGGTTGTCGCCCAGGGCTTCGTGTACCGCGATCGTCAGATCAGCCACTTCCTTGCCAACATTGATCAGAGACTTGGTCAGGGCCTGGGGTTTAGGGGGAATTCGCGCCACCAGGTCAAAACCAAACTCATTGGCCAGAGCCGCGAGCGGGCGCATATCGCCGGTGTGCAGCAAAATCCCGAACAGGTGCTCAATCGTCAGGTGGTGGGCGTCGTTATCCGGATTGGCGCGCTGCAACAGGCTGACGTGGGGAACGCCCATCTTTGCCGCCAGGGCCTTGGCCTCGTTGTCCAGCACAGCGCTTTGGCAGGACCGCAGGAAATCTTCCATTCGTAAAACCTCACTTCTGTTTCCGTGGCGCCCTGCCAGGTGCTGGGCGAGAATTCGTTCAAATGGTCATCGGCCAGCGATGTCAGGCTGCTTGAGGCTTCTTCGACGCCTTAAATTTGCCCTTGGAAAGAACCTGAATCTGGTACTGCCTGGATTCAGGAATGGTTTCCCCCCACATGGTTACGGCGCTCGGACGGATGCCAAGCGCCTGCGCCAGTTTTGTCTTGCTGCCGAAAAATTCGGCGACTTCATGCGTATTCATTGCGCATCCTCGTTCGAGCTTTACGTAATTTCAGCATGCTTAAGTTATTGCGTCAACGACGGTTTCTACCTACTGCATGCTTAAATTCAGTTAACTTAAAATTGGGTCCATGGAAAGACACGAACGTATCGCCCGAGCCATTGAGCTCAGCGGAAAAAAGAAAGGCGAAATTGCATCGCTGTGCGGCGTTGCGAATTCTGCTGTTACTCAATGGATTACTGGCGAGAGCAAAAGCCTCAGGCCAGAAAACCTTTACGCATTAGCGAAAGCGACCGGATTCAGAGCTGAATGGCTTGCGATTGGCGAGGGAGAAGAGCAAGAGGCGCGTGAGTCGAATGTCACTATGGCTGTCCAGCCCTCCAAGTCCTTCCGCTACCCTGTTATCAGCTGGGTCGCCGCCGGAGCCTGGTCCGAAGCTGTAGAGCCCTACCCCGCGGGAATCTCTGACACCTACGAGTTTTCCGAATATGACTCGAAAGGCCCGGCGTTCTGGCTGAAGGTCAAAGGCGACTCGATGACTGCTCCAGCCGGCCAGAGCATTACTGAAGGAACGCTGATCCTGGTCGACACCGAGGTCGAGGTCGCCCCTGGCAAATTGGTCGTGGCCAAGCTACCGGACAGTAATGAAGCAACGTTCAAGAAGCTGGTGAGCGATGGCGGGCGACTGTTCTTGAAACCGCTGAATCCTGGCTACCCGATCGAGCCGGTCGACGAGAACTGCCGGATTGTGGGCGTCGTGGTGCAGGCCCTGCAGAAGTTCTACTAGATGCCAAAGAAACAGCCCGCGGTTACCAAAGCAGCGACTGCTGCTGATATCGAGCGATCCATCCAGGCCCTCAACAAAATGGCTGAGCGGCTTTGGGGTGATGGGCGGGAGACTGAGGCGAAAGCCCTTCTCGATGCCCTGGACGCGCTAAACCGGGCGCTGGATCGGATCAGGATTGGTGAAAGTCGTAGGGTCGTGACTCTCCATTAAGGAGGGGCGACTAGGAATTGTAGACCTCACATTTGGTGGGCGATGTATTCGCGCTGAATGCATTAAGCGCTCAAAACAGCTGAACCTGCACTTGCGACAGATCATCAGCCCTAACCGGTCATCACGCTCTAGGCTTAACAGGCGAAGCGAAGGGATGACTGGTAGCCTCTATCGGTGACGAAGACGTGTTGCCTGTCGTCACTTTGGCGTAGAGTCGCCTCGCAATCTAGAGTAAACGCGTGATGTCTAAAAAAAGGTTCGGCACATGGAAGCGCTAATCAACCCACAAATTCTGCGATGGGCTAGGTCTCGGGCTCGCATCAGTACAGGTACGCTCGCAAAAAGTCTTGGTACAGCCGAAGACAACGTCCTAGCTTGGGAAGATGGCATAAAAAGGCCGACCTTCAACCAAGCAATGAATTATGCGCATCACACACATATTCCATTCGGATACCTTTATTTAGCCCACCCTCCTGTCGAGGATTTGCCTCTTCCAGACCTCAGAACCGTTAATGGCAGAGAGCCAAGCTACAGCCTGGCCCTCAGGGATACTATCAGATGGGCTATGGAACGACAGGAATGGTACCGAGACTGGCTGAAGACGCAGGGCTATGAAGAAAACGAAATAGTCGGCCGTCATAGCATGCACGATGGTGTAATGGCTGTCGTATCGAGTATGCGAAAAGAATTACAGCTTCCTGAGTTACCTAGACGTGGAACATTTGACGATTATTTTTCCGAGCTAGTGAAAAATATCGAAAATATTGGCGTGCTTGTCATGCGAAACAGTATTGTGAACAACAATACAAGCAGGCCACTTTCCGTTGATGAATTTCGGGGGTTTGCAATAAGCGATAAAATTGCGCCTCTTATATTCATCAATACCGGCGATTGTCCTGAAGCGCGACTATTCACCCTAATCCATGAGCTAGCACACATATGGATTGGCAAATCTGGTGTGTCTGACTCTGAGCCTCAAAGCCAGATGAATGAGGAGGAGTTTTGCAATGCTGTTGCAGCTGAGTTCTTAACTCCTGAGCGTGCGTTCCGTGCAATCTGGAAGCAACTAGAAGATTGGAAAGAAAACCTACCCTTGATCACGCGAACTTTTCACGTTAGCGAGTGGGTAGCGGCACGACGAGCTCTCACATGTGGATTTATCACCAAGCTTGAATATGGAAAGTTTATCGCCGAAAAAATTGCGACATATAAAGCCCGGAATAAAGATGGAGCTCCACCTTACAACCGTCTCCAAACGGGACGCGTTAGTAAGGCTCTCGCAGCCGCTGTCGCGAGTGAAGCTCTAAGTGGGGGCATGCTTCTCAGAGATGCGGCCAGACTGATTGGCATCAAGCCACATAAAATCTCTGAATACTCTAAGAAGGAACTTGGATTTTGAGTTATTTATTAGATGCTAACTCTTACATACAAGCCAAGAACTCCCACTACAGAATGAATTTCTGTCCCGGCTTTTGGGATTGGTTGGATTCCTCGTTCCAACTTGGTCACCTTTCCAGCATCTCGATGGTTTACAAAGAGCTCGTGGAATATGGAGATGAGCTGTCAAGCTGGGCTAAACAGCGCCAAATACAGTTCGACTCGATCGACGACAAAGACACCCAAGAAACCTTTGGTCGAATCGCGGAGTACGTCATGGCAATGAAGCTGCCTACTGACCCAGAGAAAATGCGTTTTTTAGAGGGGGCTGATCCATGGCTTATTGCAAAGGCATCAACAACAGGAAAGACAATTGTTACGCACGAAGTTCTTGCGCCAGATAATAGTAAAAAAATAAAAATCCCTAATATATGCAAAGCATTCAAAGTAAACTATATAACTTCATTTGACTTACTCGACACACTTCAGGCTAAGCTAGTTATGGCGCGCATTTAGGCTCCATACAGTAACTTTCGTGATGCTCGTGAATCTACCCGGTCCAGCGCCGGGCTTTTTCATTCAACCCCTTCGGAGTTACTCATTCGCTCGAATACAATCAGCGATGACTGAAGCAAGCCCCGCTCAATTGTCGGCGTTTCAACCTGGCCACCGCACCACTCGAGATGAACAGGCATTGGAAGCTGAGAGGAGATTGAACTGAGGAGCTTAGGCTTTTCCTCTCTCCATACCGAATAGCAATCAACGTCCTGATTCAGAGCGATAACCTCCACCGCGATATCGATATCACTATCGTCCCGATGATCTCCGCGCACCCTACTCCCAAAAAGCCATACCCTGGAAATGCTTTTGTGTTTCTCGGCCCAAGCACTGACAACGTTGGCGATTAAGTCGATGTGCATTGCTTTTCCTCTTCGATGCCCTGCTACCGAGGAATAGGATACTAGCCGCAAGGCTACAGCCTGCCACTCCCGCCTGATCCCACAGCCCGCCAAATGCGGGCTTTTTTGTGTCCGCCGGAGAGGTATTCGTTCGAGGTTCCTGGTTATTCAAACGGTTAGCCTCACTTCCCTCTTGCCAATTTATGGCAGCATCAATACTGTATATTTATACAGTGTAAGCAAAGAGCGAACCGTGAATCAAGCACCCTCCCAAAAACCAAAACTAAGAAATTCCTATGAGCTTGTAGGCCGACGTCTGCAGAGAATAATCGCCTCTCCAGGCGTACAGAAAGTCCAGGCGGTTGTCGTCTCAAGACGCGATGACGAGAGCCAGGAGGCATGGCAGCAGGTCATACAGGATATCGGCGATACCGTCGGAATACGTATAGAGCATCTGCATGATGGGGCCGTCAGGATCGGCTGGCGAGAATATTGCGACGCATAAATGAGCCCGCCTTTGAGCGGGCTTTTTATTGCCTATAAATTTCAGCATTCTGAATTTAATTATTAAGCATGCTTGACACGATTATTTCAGCTTGCTTAAATTTATCTCAAGCCAACGCAACACCGGCCAGCAGCGAAAGCCGCGCCGCTCTTTAACAACACGAAATCTTCGCGGATCGATCCCCGGCAACGGGCAGCCCTTGAGGCATCGCTGGAAACAGCGAACAGCGCGAAACACAAACTTCGATCTCCATGCAGGCTCTGGAACCTGCCGGACTCCCCAAATGGGAGGACGCCAAACCATGCAAGCCAGCCGGCGAAGAACACCGAACACGAAATGTGTGACGCCGGCCAGGTGGGGAAACCGCGGCGCCGAGCATGGAGCGGATAGCAACACGGAATTTTTCACTGATGCACCTGGTGACGGGTGCATTGGGAAAACAACCGGGAGCTTGAAATGGATAAACAAGATGATCAGGAGGCGCACAACGAGGCGCAAATGACTCGGCTTATAAAAATGCTTGCTGCAGGGATCGAATTTGTAGAACTCGAAGTAATGCTTAAGGCATTAGACGATCACAGGTCGGCGCCGAGAGAAAAACGCAAGCCTAACAAACTGCCGACCGCATCCTGGTCGCTGCCAGACGGCAAAATTTCCTACTCCATAGCGGAGGCAGCTCATCTGATCGGAGTCAAGACCAGCACGGTCACCGGATATTTGAACGTGTGTGGTTTGCCAAGCTTTCGGCTAGGCAAGCGCCGGTTGATTCTCGCAGATGAACTTCAGAAATGGTTACGCATGAACGCCGCCGAAGGAAGGGTAGACACCAAATGAAGTCGCTATCCAACGAACAGATCCTGTCATCTGAAATCTCCTCCTACGAGGAGATGCTGAAAACAAGCATCCAGCTCAAAACGCGAGTCGACGAGACGGTTGCAGCGCTAGAAACCTCTTACTCCAATGTCATTGGTGCGAAGTCAATCTTCGAGGAAATAAAGAAGGAAAACGTCGAAGAGCTGCGGCTGTACAGGCAAACAGTCGCCCGAGAGGTTGGCGAGATCACCCAGGCAGTCAAGCAACTCAAGTCCAATCTTGATTCAAAAAGTCTTTCCGATCTGAGGGAGTACGTTGCCCTCTGTGAGCGCTTGAAGGCGCTTCAGGATTCCGGATTCAAATTTCCAGCCTGACCAACCAGCGCCACGACAGCCTGTCGTTAACTGCCCGATCCTCTCTATGAGAGCGCATCGGTTTGCGATCTTCCAGGCAGGGCGCCCGCTCGCGAGGGAGGTGCTGATTGAAGTTCAGCAAGATCGCAATCCGATGCGGACGAAACTGCGGCCTATAACCGCCCACCTGCATCAAATCCCAGAATCGGTTGTTATCGAGCGCTGGCGAACTGAACACGGCCGTGGAACTCGGCGCCGGAGACGTAACCGGCAACGCAGATGAATGCGCAGGCTGATGCGTAGCGTGAACGATCGGGTGGCCTCTTGCTGGCCAAGATCGCACCCGCGTTAGGCGCGAAAGGAAACAAGTGAACCCTTGTACGTGCTGGAGGGTAGCCGCCAGCAAGCCGGAGATGCAGCACCGGCCATCTGCATCACCAACGTCCTGTTCGACTGGGCTTAGGCCCCACAGAGCGCAGGAGCCGGACAGCGTAACCGGCACCCTTCCCCTCCGACACCATCCGCATGCACTCCCCTCCGCGCCCATCGGCAACCAGCGGAATGGATGAGTGCAGCCGAGTTTTGTTGGATCAACCAGGAGCAAGACATGAGCGAACAACGAGCGCCACTTCCACGGTCGACGGACAACGCTGACCAGATGAACCTGCCCGAGGGCAAGACCTGCGGCGACTGCGTGCACTGCCGCCGCTGCACGCTGATGTTCGGCCACATCCCTGCTGATGAGTCTTGCGACTGGAGCCCCTCGCGCTTTCGTGAAGCCGTTCCAGTCACCGCCTAACCCAAACACTGGAGGTCGCCATGAGCGATTTCGGATATTGCGAGGGCGACACGTGCGCTCGTGATGGCTGTGAAGGAATCATCGAACTTGAGCCGGTCAAGGATTGCAGCTGCCACATATCGGCACCTTGCTGGAATCACGAAAACACCGACATGCACTGCCCTGATTGTGGTTGGCGCGCTGCTGATGATCCGCTGTGTGTCCGAGAAATCGAGACCATCAGCCTGGGCGTACTGCCATACATCCAAACAAAGCCGCGCGTGCTCGACCCCACAAAAATCGACTGGGTGGCGAAGCTCCACACCGCCAGCTCGATGATCAAGGAAGGCGTCTTCCCAGTTGGAACCTCTGCCAAAGATGTCGAGGACAAGGTTCGCGGAACGTTCGGCGGCCGTTTTTCGATGTTCGACAAAGAGCACGGCCGCTTTAAGTACATCGCATACACCGACTGACCCCGCCACCCTGGAGGCGACCATGAGCGCACTACGCAAAGCACAGTTTGAGTACGACAACCGCCAGCCACCTCCAGTGAGCGAGGAAGCCCAGGCCGAAGCCGAGGCTGAATGGCTGAAAACGAACGCCGAACGCTTGATGCTCGGCTACCGCATCGAGTGGGGTTGCAAAAAGTCGGACCGCGGCGAAGTCACCCAGGCCGACTACTGGCAAGCACTCCAGGACCTGGCCAATCAGCGACAGAAGGATGGCGAAGACGAAATTGACGCCTTCGGCGAGCTTCTGGCCCTGGCCGGCAACTTCGGCAGCGGCGGCAGGATGTTTGACCTGCAGGTGTACCTGCTGGGCTCCAAGACGGCTCGTAAGGAAGTAGCCCTCGGCCTGCTTCGTCCACACGTAGCAAAAGCAGTCGCTTTGCAGGCCGAGCAGGACGAACTCGAACGGGAGGTTGGCTGGTGAGCCCTCACATCCTCATCGACCAGGCCCTCGACGGTGTAGCAGATCCAAACAGCCAGTCGGACATCGACGTCCTGGTACAGAGCCTGATCACTCGCCTGTTCACCGACGACGCCATCACCGCCGACGAATTCAATCACTACTGCAAGCGCTTGATGACTGCCTGTCAGCGGCGCAAGGAGGCAATGTGAGTACTCCACCGGTAAAAACCTTGATCGATGAGCAGCTCGACGAAATCGAAGCGAAGCTGATCATGCTGGGCTTCGGCCTGCCCTTCAACGAGGTGATCGGCCAGCCGCGCGAGCGCGCGGTGGCCAGCCTGCCCCAGCGCTTGGCGCCGACGATGAAGGGCGGCCGGATTGCCGTGAGGGTGAGGCCATGACCATTCGCGAGTTCATCAACATCGCCGTCTGGCTTCTGTTCTGCGGCGCCGGAATCTGGGGCATGTCGCATGCAATTGAGCATCAGCCTGAAACCCCACAGATTCCGCATTGCGCTGGGGTGGTTAAGTGAGAACTCTCCAGCAGGCTAGGAGGCTCGCCTACTGGCGCGGATCCGCAGTCACCCTTCTCCTCTGCACCTTCTTGATGTTGCTCGGCGCCCTCGCTGATCGCGTCACTCAGTAATCAACTCCTTCAAGTGCTGCGCACGTCGCGGCAAGGATTCGCTCGTGTCCGCACAAACCGAACTGGCCGTCGTGCCGCCGCAAGAAACCGCCCTCGCCGTTTATAGCACGCCTAACGGCCTTGACCCTTGGCTTGATCAAGTTCGAGCAAAGGTCGATGAGTTTAAAAAGGTACTTCCTGATCTCAAGACCAGAAAGGGGCGTGAGGCATACGCGTCGATGGCTCACCAGATCGCGAAGTCGAAGACTGCGCTTGAGGCGGTAGGCAAAGAGATCTCCGCGAAGCAAAAGGAGATTCCAAAGCTGATCGACGCCGAGCGTAAGCGCGTATGGGACACGCTTGAAGCATGGCAAAAAGAAGTTAGGAAGCCGCTTGATGATTGGCAGGACGCCGAAGATGCCAGGGTCGACAAGCACAACGACGGCATCGAGGCGATCAAGGCCTTGGCCAAGTTCGAAGAGCTGCCGACAGCCGCCCATGTCGCCCAGGTCATCGCTGACCTGGAACTGCTGGCTCTCGACGACTCCTGGGAGGAGTTCTTGCCCGAGGCGGCCCAGGCCAAGGATCAAGCGCTGATCACGCTGCGCGGCCTGCACGCCGAGCGAGCCCGGCATGAGGCAGAGCAGGCTGAGTTGGCGCGCCTCCGCGAGGAGAAGGAAATGCGCGACAAGAAAGATCGTGAGGACCAGATCGCTCGGGAAGCCGCTGAGCGCGCTACGCAGGAAGCAGAAGAAAAGGCCCAGCGCGCTCGAGATGCAGAAGCTCAGCGCGTTCGCGATGAGCAGGAGGCTGCCGAGAGGCGCGAGAACGACCTTAAGCTTCAGGCGGCAGAAGCTGAGCGCCGCGCTGAACAGGCAAAGCGCGAGCAGGTTGAGGCCGAACAGAGGGCTGAGCGCGAGCGACTGGAAGGCATCGAACGGCAAGCCGCTGCGGTGGAGCAGGCGCGACTGGATGAGGTCAAGCGCCAGAACGACGCCGCCGCCGAGATCCTGCGCCAGCAGGAAGCCCGCGAGGCCGATACGGCACACAGAGCCAAGATCAACCGCGCCGCCCTGGCAGCCTTCGTGGCTGGCGGCATGACCGAGGAATGCGCCAAGCAGGCAATCACGCTGATCGCCAAGCGCCAGATCCCGAACGTTTCGATTGCCTATTGAGGTCGCCATGAGCAATACAGCACTTGCCGAGAAATCTGACGCTCGGCAGATCGCCTCCCCGGCGATCACCAGCGAGTCAACCGCAATGCTGACCATGATTCAGCGTGCCGCCACTGACCCCGCCTTCGACGCGGACAAGATGCAGAAGATGATGGAGATGTACGAACGGCACACCGATCGTACTGCTGCAGCAGCATTCAACGCGGCGATGGTTAGAGCTCAGGCCGAGATCGGCCCCGTATTCCGCGACAAGTTCAACGCACAGACGAACAGCGCTTATGCCGCGCTTGAATCGATTGACCGGAAAATATCGCCGGTCTACACGGCTTACGGCTTCTCACTGTCATTCGGCACTGGAGACAGTCCGCTGGCCGGCCACATCCGCACGGTATGCGACTGCATGCATGAGGCTGGCCACACGAAGCAGTACCACGTCGATCTTCCGATTGACTCGGCCGGCATCAAGGGCAGCGTGAACAAGACAGGCGTTCACGCCAGCGGCTCGACATACAGCTACGCCCGGCGCTATCTGACGATGATGATCTTCAATGTCGTCCTGACCAATGAGGATAACGACGGGAATGGAGATCAAACACAGGGTCTTGGCGAGCTCCTAAACGAGTGGATACCAAAGGCCTACGCCGCCGAGTCGAAAGAGGCTCTGACGGCTATCTGGCAAGCAGGCGTCCAGGCCTCCCAGGACCTGAAAGCTACCGACAAAAAAACGGCAACCGACCTCTATGAAGCATTGAAGGTTGCGGTCACCACTCGCGGGCAGCAGCTTAGCGCCCCCGCTCAAGAAGGAGCCGACCAATGATCATCGTTCACTGCTCTCAAGGATCAGACGCCTGGCATCAGGAAAGAGCCGGCGTCATCACAGCAAGCATGTTCAGCGACGCCCGCGCCCGGCTGAAGTCAGGCCCCAACAAGGGCGAGCCGACCGCCAAGGCCTTGGACTATGCCTTCCGTCTGGCCGTTGAGCGTATCAGCGGCTCCCCGCTGGATGGTGGATTCGAAACCTGGCAGATGAAGCGTGGCCACGAACTGGAGCCCGAGGCCCGCATGGAGCACGAAATCCAGACAGGGCTGATCGTCACTCAGGTTGGATTGGTTAAAACCGATGATGGCGTGTTCGGCGCCAGTGCCGACGGCTTCATTGGCGAGGATGGCGGGTCTGAGTACAAATGCTTCTTGGCGCCGGAAAAGCTGCGATCCTTCCACATCGACAATGACGCCAGCGACATCATGGACCAAGTGCAAGGCTGTATGTGGATCACCGGCCGCAAGTGGTGGCATATCGGGATGTACTGCCCAGACCTTAAGCCAGTCGGCCGCCAGCTCTGGTGGCAGGAGTTTAAGCGCGACGAGGACTACATCGAAAAGCTCGAGGAAGACCTGTGGCAGTTCAAGCTGCTGGTCGATCAGTACGAGGCCAAGCTGAGGAGTAAGGCAGCATGATCAGCAACCACCTCAACCTAGTGGAGCGGCAGCGGCAAAGCGCCGAGGAGATATCGGCACAAGTCGCCCAGTTCCTGGCGGCCGGCGGCCAGATCGCCCAACTGAAAAGCCTACCGCGAAATCCCCTGCCGCCTCCCCGCTCAACCCGGATAGACCCTGAAACGGTCCTCAAGCGCAAGCCAAGGCCGCTAACCCTGGCCGAGCGCCGCGCCCTTCGAAAAATGGCGGACTCACTATGAGCAAGCGCAAGCCTCACAACCTCAAGGCCAGGATCGAACGATCCTGCCGGGCCCTGCTCAGCACCAACCACGTCGCAGTGGTGAACATCGACCCGAGCGGTCGCCAGGGCATGATCAATTACAAGTCGCTGAAGAACATCGCGCCGGGGAAGATCGGCCAGGCCGTCTGCGGCATCCCCCACCGGTGGACGATCTACCTCAGCGCTCTATGTATCGATGCCCGCGGCGACCGCTACAGCAAGTCGATTGAGGTGGCTCCGGAAGGCGTCTACCTCTCCGACCACCTGGAGGACGTGATCGAGCATTGCTACAAGGAGCTGCGCGACTCAGCCAACCAAAGCCAGATGGTGGCTTCGGGCTGGATCGCCATTCCCGAGGCAATGTCGCTAGACGAGGATCATGCAGCGCGGATCTTCGAAGCGGTCGGGGCCTGGCATCAGGTAAAGGTCGATTCATGCGCCGCATAGCTCGCACCCAACAACGTAAACGACAGACCTGGCTGGCACTGCCGGCCAGCGGAATAGAAGAGGTAGGCCATGGCCGCCACCCAGAAAGACCGCTCAGCAAAGACCGCGGCGAAGAGAAAGAGCCGCGGCGAAGAGGAATTGCGACTCCATACACTGGCCGGAACCCGCCAGGCCCTGGCCGACCTGATGGACTGGAACGGTATTGAGGAGCAGGGCGAGGCCATGACGCTGATGATTCACCATCTGCACGGCCTGGGCCCTGCTGGATCAGCTCAGTTCCTTTCAGCTCCGCGACACGAAATCACGATAAGCGAAAACGTGTCGCGCAAATTGCAACTCGCCTACAACCGCGAATCCCTTCGCATCTGTCACGACGAATAACCCCTACCCCACGCTGCGCATCCGGTCCCGGAGGGCGGCGCACACCTGGAGAAACACAATGACCCAAGTTGCACAGCAAACCATCGCCGCCGCGGACCTTCCTGAGCGCGGCCAACCTCTCGCCGGCGGCATCTTCGCTACACGCTACTGGCTCAACGGCGAAGAACGCGCCCTGGTACTGCTCGACGACGAGCTGGTCGGCGCCTGGGGCGAGTATGGCCAAGACGTTCCTGGCGCCAAGAGCTACAGCGACGGCGAGGCGAACACTCGGGCCATGGCCGAGGCCGGCAGCGAGATCGCTATCAAGGCCCTGGAGCTGGGCGCGCACATCCCCTCCTGCCTGGAAGGCCAACTGCTGATGGCGGCAAAGGCTGACGGCCTGGTAACGCTACGCGAGGATCGTTGGCACTACATGAGCACGCAGTACTCAGCCGACCGCGCCTACTTCATGGTCTTCGGAGGTGGCTGGCTCGACAACGGCGGCAAGAACTACGAGCGCGTGGTGCGCCCTGTCCGCAGCCTTCCAATTCGCTAATTCCCTTCTTCATTCCTTTTCTTGCAGGCGATTCCGGGAGCGTCAGGACGACGCTCAGACCAGAAACGTGCCGGGCAGTGCCGGCCGCCTGCAACCTGATTCCGAGCACTGGAGCATCCCATGCAAATGATTACCGTAAGTCACGGCGAGACCATGTTGACCACTCCCGACGCCGCCCTTGCACTGCAGGTGCTCACCGGGTTGAGCGCTTCCGTAAAGCCGGCCGCGGCGCCATCTGGCATTCCAGAGATTGGCGAATACTGGCCAGGTGAAGGTGGTGTCAACGGTGGCCTGTTCCCGGGCGGCGACAAGCCCTACTACCTGATCGTTCCAATCGGCGCTGACGCGGAGAGGGAACTCCAGTGGGGTGGCTATGGTGATGAGCTCGATGGAGCCAACAGCCCGCATGACGGCCTGTCGAACACCGCTGACCTTGCTGGAGCCGATGACGAATATCCGGCTGCTCAGTTCTGCGCTGCCTTCGAGCGTGATGGGAAAAAGGACTTCTACCTGATGGCCCGCCGGGAAGCACAGTTCCTGGAGATCACTGTCCCGGATGTGTTCAGCAAGCGTTACCACTGGACCAGTTCGCAGGCCTCAGCCAACTCCGCCTACCTCATGGACTTCGAAGATGGCTGGCTCGACGGCATCGCCAAGCACCTCGAGCGCGTGGTGCGCCCTGTCCGCAGAAAGTACTTCTGATCATTCAATGATTCATTCCTGGGCGCCTCGGCGCCCTCGCTTTTAGGAGGCCAGGATGGCCCTGCATACACAGTTAGAGATCCATAAGGTGGCCGAAGAGTTGTTCGGCATGGCACTCAGCTTGGTTCGCCATATTCCGCGCGACCTGAAACAGGTTGCCGGCGGCAAGATTCGGGATGTGTGTCTTGAGGTTCTGGTGCTGATCGGTAGAGCGAATATGGCTCGAGACAAGCGCCCGTATCTCACCGAGGTCATCGAAAACATCTGGATGCTCAACTACCTGTTCAGGGCGTTATCCGAAAACAGCGCCATCAGCCGCGGCCAACATGCCAAAGCGATGAAGCTCACGGCCTCCGTAGGCCGACAGGCGAACGCCTGGAAGAAATCCGCAACCGCGCCCGCTGCTTGAGGGTTACGGCTCTCCTGCCTGTGCGCTGAATCTGGTCGTGCCGCTGGCCCTTGGGCCACCGCCATGCGCATCAGAGATACCGCCGATCTAAAGCGTTCGGGCTGGTCTCGCGCAGTTTCTCTGCTGATCGGCATCGCCTTCGGCAGAGCGACGTAGATAGCACGACAGGTCGCAGTACTCAGCCAACAACGCCTACAACATGGACTTCGAAGATGGCTGGCTCAACAACAACGACAAGAACAACGAGCGCGTGGTGCGCCCTGTCCGCAGAATCAAGTGTTGCTCCCTTCCAGTTCGAGGATCTCGTCCAGGCCTACTACGATTGCCGCCGGCGCAAGCGGAACACCGCAAGCGCCAGGCGATACGAGCAGGACATGGAGATCAACCTGCTGGAGCTTTACGACGACCTGATAGCCGGCACTTACCGGCCAGGCCGGTCTATCTGTTTCGTCGTGACTCGGCCAAAGGCTCGCGAGGTGTGGGCCGCGGACTTCCGCGACCGGATCGTGCATCACCTGCTGTACAACCACATCGGCCCCGCTATCGAGCGCAGCTTCATAGCGGACAGCTGCGCTTGTATCCCCGGTCGCGGCACGCTGTACGCCGCAAAGCGCCTTGAGTCGAAGATAAGGAGCGCCAGCCAGAACTGGTCGAAGCCGGTCTACTACCTGAAATGCGACCTGGCCAACTTCTTCGTGGCGATCAACAAGCAGGTGCTGCTCGAGCAGCTGGCCGCCAGGATCACCGAGCCTTGGTGGCTGGCACTGGCTGAGCAGATCCTGATGCACGACCCGCGCGAGAACTACGAAGTCCGCAGCCCAGCGCACCTGTTCAACCGGGTGCCGCAGCACAAGCGCCTCACCGCGCAGCCTGCGCACCTGGGCCTGCCGATCGGCAACCTGTCGTCGCAGTTCTTCGCGAATGTGTACCTGGATGCGCTGGACCAGTTCGCAAAGCACACGCTCAAGGCGCGCTACTACATCCGCTACGTCGACGACTTCGTCTTCCTGCACGAATCGCCGCAGCAGCTGAACGAGTGGCTGACTCAGGTTGAGAAGTTCTTGCCAAGGCTCGGCGCAAAGCTGAACCCCACGAAGACGATCCTGCAACCGGTCGACCGCGGCGTGGACTTCGTCGGGCACGTGATCAAGCCCTGGAGGCGAACTACCCGGAAGCGATCAGTTGCCCAGGCACTGAAGCGCACAGCTGCAGCACCTGCCGAGGATCTGCGCGAGACCGCAAACAGCTACTTCGGCTTGCTCGGCCAGGCCAGCCACAGCCAGAAAGACCGGGCCGCGCTGGCGCGGGCTGTGCTAAAGCGAGGATATACAGTCAACGGTGCGCTGACGAAGACTTATACAAAGGGAGTCGGCGATCGTGACCAACCCCAAGCCGAGAAAGAAGGCTCCTAGGGATTTCAGCATTCACGGAAAAATACACCCAATGCCCAGACCCATCTGCCATGGGTTCGTTGCTCGCAATGTAGAGCGCCACCTCGCTCTCAGACATTTGAAGATCCACGGACAGCTCGCGCTGAGTTAGTTTCCGAATCTCGCTCATCAGAACACTCCTTTGTTCCGGCCCCGTGCCGTGCCATCAATCAATAGCCCACAAACACACAACACGCCAGCCGGCGAGGCAGGCGCACGCCTGGAGGTCAACAATGCCTACCCCCCCCTCCGCATCAAGCGGATTGATCTGTCGCGCCCTCGCATCCGTAGGCGCGTTCTGCGGGCCCTGAAAAGGAGCTACCAGCTCACCGGCGGGCCGATCACCAGGGCCTGGCTGTGCACACCTGGAACCCTGACCTTCAAGCTCGGCGAATGGCGTGGGCACTACAACGCAAAGAATGAATGGGTGCCGCTATGACACCTCATGAATTCATCGAGAAGAATGTCCACGACGAGCTGCGCAAAATGAAGTTTAAGGAATCGGTGTGCTTCACTGTAAGTCGCGATGCCGTCGACTACTACCGCCAGCGCAGCATGTTCAGCAAGAGTGTTGTGCTCGACGTGCTGGCTTGGTCGAAGAAGCGCGCCAAGGAGCTATCACGCTGAACGCTCGGCCAGCAACTTCGCCCCAAGCGCCCGGCCGGCCTGCTGAGCCAAGCCCCGGTCGGTAAAGGTGCGATCGCCAGCAACAACCGGCACCACCACTTCCCCGCCGCGCTTCACCTCGACGTTGATCCTCCAGGTCTCTCGGCCTTCCTCGTCTTTCTCGCACTCCATGTAGTTCCAGAGCTGAAATCCTTCCAGCTCGTCATAGATATCGTGCTTTGTCATGGGCCTACCCGCTTTGAGGAAGGCACCATCGTAGCACCTCAACTGCCCGGGCATCGCCCGGCAAGGACTCCCCATGCCCACAGAAACCCAACACCTGGAACAGCGAGTAGCTGCCCTTCAGTCCGACCTGAACGTTACTTCCGGGAATCGATGCCATGAGTAAGGTTATGCTCAAACCTACGGTAGTTCTCGCTGAGGGTTTTGCCCGGATCACCGCTGAGCGCAACACCTTCTAAAAGTAGCTGAGCGGACCCGGAGCCAATTGAATCAAAACAACAATAAGCGACGGGCCATCCAGACTTTTAATCAAATAAATAGTTCGTCAATACTAATCATCTTAGCCGCCTCGACAGCCGACTGCACCTGCGCTGAAGACATACCGAATTCAAGATCAGCGTCACTAATCCCCAACGGCACATCCATTGACTCTGCTTGACTATAAATCGCAAGCCATTCTTTTTGAGCTTCTTCTAGATCGTTGCAAACCAAATTATATTTACTAAACTCACTATTACTCAAAGCAAGGTTAATTTCGTCTACTTCATTACTTATCTCACCACCGAGAATTTTCCAAGCATCTTGAACATTGTATAGGTTCTGCTTGGCAACCTCTGACTCAACAGCCAGATCCGTGTAGATCCCAGAAGTGACCTGCAGAGTTGAAATATCTAATGTATAGTCACTCATATTTTTAGTTAATTCTTCTATTTTGCTGTTGCACGATTTTATTTTCGAACCATCAAGCGCAATATAAAAACCAGCCACAGCCACAGCTGGCACAAGAACGATCCACGTTACAAGACCAAATAGACCTGCAGCAGAGACCGCAGCCGCACCAAGACCAATAAGGGCAGTTTCAGCACCGCCTAGAGCAATAATAGATTTCGTTAGACGAGTTATTTCCTGCTCCAAATCAGAAATGCTCATTTTAAGCTGATCAATCTGCCCCTGATCATATTTAACTCCCACGGTACAATCAGCAGCAGCAGCATTTAACTGAGCCGCTATTTGTGGCAAATCATTTTGTGTACCCTCCAACAACTCTAGCGTACGCTGAACCTCTTTAGACTCATTACCAAACAAATACTTTAGCTGATTAAGACTTTTACTGAGATTACCAGGAGCGTAATGATCTTTAGGATTAGCAATCAATTGCCTAGTTGCTGTTATCGCATCATCAAAAGCCTGACCCACTTGCCCTTTATCTTCAAGTATATAACCAGGAACATTCATTAAATCCACTAGAACCTTGTTATTCCAATTCTCCGCCCTCTTCCTTGCCTCAAGTAAATCCTTCTTAAAATCAGATATATTAGGGAGCGGATTTATACAAACAGGCGACTCCTGCTTTGAAACAGTCACCATATAACGAGTAATCGAATCGACGGTAACCTTATACGCCGCCTGCGCGGCAGTGAGCCTCTGTGAGTTCAATCGAATTACATTTGCAAGAGATGACATCTTGATAGCTCCTTTTTATTAAAACATCCATTACAGCGAAAATACGCAATAAAAAACATCAATTCAAGCCATGAGAAAGTAACTCATAAGATCAAAAAGAAATAAAGCCCGACCAGTTAATTTCAAACTCAAAAAACTCCTACCCTGCAATGTAAGAGCTTCACTATAACCAGCGTCATGTAATAACTACTAATCCCGTAGGGATTCGCTCAGCCGAATGTACTGCTAAGTCTGGCCTTACTCCCTCCCACTTCAAGTCAGTCGCAGCTTCTGCGGCAAGGACAAGTCATGCCTGAAGAAAATGAAATCCAGAACTGGGACGGCGAAGGCCTGCCGCCTGTTGGGACGCTGTGCGAGTCTCGGCGACCAAACACGAACCTTGTGTGGAGGCCGGCGACGATCCTTTGCCTGGGCGAGAAACGTGCTTTCTTCCGCGATGGCGAGGGTAACGAGTTGTCTCGCAGCTTCGAGGAAGTCGAGTTCCGACCGGCGCGCACGCCCGAGCAGATCGCGGCAGAAGAGCGCAGAAGTGCTATTGATACCCTTGCTGATGAGTTGGCGGGGTATCAAGGGTGCGAGGCGAAGGACAGGCATCAGAACCTTGCCCTGTACCTGCATGACCAGGACTACCGCAAGCAGGTGGCGCCATGAGCCGAACAGTCATTCTTACAGGCTATGCCGTGGTGAAGTTCCGCAAGGTCATGACCGACATGGACGAGGACGAGATCGAACAACTGCATAAGCTCCCCGACCTCGCCGGCGGCCAGATCGACGAGGAAGACCTGAGCGACATCGAAGACATCCAGCATATCGATGTGGAGGTGGCGCCATGATCCTGCTCTCCCTCCCCGCACTGCTCTTCATTGGCTGGAACATCTACCGAGGGCCGAAGCGATGAAGGCATTGAGCATTCGCCAGCCATGGGCCTGGCTGATCCTCCACGGCGGCAAGGACATCGAGAACCGTTCCTGGCACACGAAATTCCGCGGGCGGTTCCTCGTGCACGCAGCTCAGGGCATGACCCGCAACGAGTTTACCCAGGCGCTGCTGTACTGCCATGACCGCGGCCTGCCAATGCCCGACCGTAGCGACATGCAGCGCGGCGGAATCATCGGCTCGGTTGAGCTGGTCGATAGCCTCGATACCAGCGACTCGCCCTGGTACATGGGTCAGAAAGGCTTCCTGCTGCGCGATCCGAAGCCGCTGCCGTTCGTGCCGCTCAAGGGGCGGCTCGGTTTCTTCGAAGTGCCTGACGAGCTGATCACGCAATAGGAGTTCGCCCCAGCCCGCAACGCAGTCGACGGATAGCCAGGACAACGGACTGGGCGAACGCTGAAACCATAGCCGCCCGCAACGCCGGCAACCATCAGACCTTTCCGAAAAAAACCTACCTAAATCTGAACTGGCGCCCGTACCGGCCACAGCGCATTCGCCCCTTTACAAGTGCACTGGGCCGGCCGAGCGGCGCAACTCTATCCATAGCAGCGCCGCATGTCCCGAACACAATTCTGAATAAACCTGAAGCCGGCCGCCAGGCGCGGCATGGAGACAAATACCCATGGCAAATGCAACTGCTGCTGTGCAGTCCGGCCTGCAGCCGCGGTTCCTTCGCGCGAAAGATGCGCCTGGCTACCTCGGCATGTGCAAGGACGAATTCAAGAACACCGTAAGGCCTCACGTCCGCGAATTTCCTATTGGGAAACAGGGCGTTGGGTTCGATCGCCTGGAACTGGACGCATGGGCCGACGCCTACATCGAGTCTATGGCAATTGAAAAGGCCGCAAATCAGGACAACAATCGCCCTCGCAGCGAGCGCCAGGGCAAGAAGGAAGGAGAATTGCCGTGGCCCAAAAAGCAATCACAGGCCTCCAGCAAATGCCGAACGGCATCTGGAAGATCGACAAAAAGTACAGAGGAGAGCGAATTCAGGAGAGTACTGGCACTAGTATCCGCGCCGAAGCAGAGCAGTACCTGATCCACAAGCTGGAGCAGTTGCGCCAGCAGAAAGTGTATGGCGTTCGGCGGACCAGGACATGGCGAGAGGCGGCGACCCGCTTCCTGCTGGAAGTAAAGGACCAGGCCTCAATCCACATTTCAGCTACTTATATGGAGCAGCTGGACCCATTCATTGGGGATATGCCGCTCACCCATATCGATGATGACGCGCTCGCCCCGTACATCCAGTCGAAGCTGCACCCGACCGAGGGTAAGCCTGTCACCAACCGGACGGTGAACATTGCGCTTCAACGAGTGATTCGAGTGCTGAATCTTTGTGCGCGGAAGTGGCGGGATGAAGAGCGCCGGCCATTGCTCGATGTTGTGCCGATGATCTCTCTGCTGGATGAGAAGACGAACAGCCGAAAGCCCTACCCGCTTTCATGGGAAGAGCAGTCGATCCTGTTCGCCGAGCTCCCGGCGCACCTTCAGACCATGGCCTTGTTCAAGGTCAACACGGGATGTCGGGAGCAAGAAGTTTGCAAGCTTCAGTGGAATTGGGAGATTGCGGTACCGGAACTGGGAACGAGTGTGTTCCTGATCCCAGCAGGATTTGGCGGAAGAAGCGCCAGGTCTGGAGTGAAGAACCGAGACGAGCGCCTGGTCGTTTTAAATGATGTGGCCAAGTCGGTGATCGAGAAGCAGCGCGGCAATCATCAGCTCTACGTGTTCCCGTTTGGCAAGCCAGATGGCGAGGGGAATGAAACGACGGTTCACCGCATGAATGACTCGGCCTGGAAGAAGGCGCGGGTCCGATCGGCGAAGAAATGGCAGGAGAAGTTCTTGCGGCCGGCACATGACGGCTTTGCCAGAATCCGCATACACGACCTGAAACACACCTTTGGGAGAAGGCTACGTGCAGCAGGCGTGACTGAGGAGGATCGGAAAGCATTGCTCGGCCACAAGAATGGCAGCATCACCAGCCACTACTCGGCGGCGGAACTGGATCAGCTCATTACGGCAGCAAATAAGGTATCAGCAACCGACTCGCGCGCACCAGCGCTGACGATTCTGAAAAGGAGGGAGGCATGA